TCGACGACGTGCTTGATTCGCTGGAATAACAAAAAAGCCCTTGCTTTCCAAGGGCTTTCATATGGCTCCTGCGACTGGGCTTGAACCAGTGACCGTCCGATTAACAGTTAGAAAGTCTGATAGAATATCCCTTGGAACGATTGGGCAAAACGGCTTCATTCCAACGGTTTCATCGTACTTAAGGTGTACTCAACCCGTAAGTAATGGGTAAATGGAAGTCTGAGAATGTCTGAGAATATAGAGGCAAGGAGGTAATCATGGTACGCAAAGCAAGAAACGGCATCGTTTACCCATATCGGGTGGAACGCCAGAAGAGACTAGCCAACGGAACCGTAAAAATCTACACCAGCTACGAGTTCAAGGTTGACGGCAAAACATACAGCTGCAAAAAATACGTTGACGCCAACAAGCGACTGACGGAACTACTACAGGAACGGGCCAGATTCGGCAGCGCCAACAACAGCTCCATCACGCTCGGAGCATACGCCGAACAATGGCTCGAACGCAGGGAACGCGACGCAGACCCGAAAACGTTCGCCAACTATCGAACCATCGTCCGCAAACACCTGCTCCCATACCACCGGCAGAAAATGGCGAGCCTGACCAGCGGAGCGTGCGACCGCATCGTCAACGGCCTCCGCATAACCAAGAAAGTCAACGGCAAGGAACAGCGGGTAAAAGCCAGCCTCAGCCTACGCAAGCAGGTACACACCACGCTGAACCAGATATGCAAATCAGCTGTGTCAGACCGCATCCTACCCACCAACCCGATGGGCGGCGTCCCAACCCCGAAGGACAAGGACATCAGCTTGGTGGACAGTCGCAAGAACGAAGCCAACGAACGTACCGCATTCACCGTGGATGAAGCCAAACGCATCCTGAAAGCCGCCAACGATCTAGGCGTGAGAGACGGCGCAAAGGAATGGTTCCGGCTGTGCACCGGCATGCGTCCAGGCGAAATACTCGGCGCATCCATCCAAGACCTCGAACTATCCAGCACGACCAATGGAATCCCCTATGGCGAATACACCGTCAACTGGAAACTGGAAGAACTAAAGAAAGAGCATGGATGCGGCAATCCAGACAAGCATGGCGTCTATCCATGCGGATACAAGCGCGGAGCCGCATGCCCGCAATGGCGGTGGCGCATTCCAGACGGATTCGACATGATCGAACTACAAGGCCGTTGGTGCCTCACACCACCGAAATCGAAGCGCGGCAGGAAAGTGCCGATCATCCCGGCATTGGCTCAAACGCTCGAAGCGTATCTCGAAGCGACCGACGACATACCGAACCCATATGGATTGCTGTTCCGGCATGATGACGGAACGCCCATCGAACCGGAAGAAGACCTTGAAAACTTCCGTCAACTCTTGGAGAACGCGGGCGTACCCAATGCGGAACATCGCAGCCGCCATGAAACACGCCATACGGTCGTGACCATACTCATGAGCATGGGAGTGGATTATGGATTGGTGGAAGAGATTGTTGGACATTCCAGCCGCTTGATGGTGGAACACTACCGTCATGCCGGATTGAAGGAACGGTTGGCCGCAATGGAAATGATGAACAAGCCATTGCAACTCGACTCGTATAGGCTAGGTGACGATGAAGGCTGAAATAACCGCAGACCAGTTTTGCGAATACATCGTGGAATGACTGGAAAAATATGCATGGAGTCTGGCGCGGGATGGCAAACTTCTGTGGATTGACCAGTCTTACAACAGTAACTTCGCAGTGGTGAAAAACCGTGCCACTTGCGACATATCGCTCACGAAAAACGGCAAGCTGATCTATTGAACATCCTTATATACGAAAGAATTAGCCGATAAATGGTGTGACTTAATGGTTAAGTACATCACGCTGAACAACCTCGATACGCTAATCCAATAACAAGAAAAGCCCCTCCCCCAGCGTAATCGCTGAGAGAGGGGCAAACTTGTACAGGACGTACTAGTTGGTCATAGTATTCTTACACTTCTCCAACATGATGTTAGAGCAATGAAAGGTTTCTACTCGGAATACTTGGCCTTCAACTCGCTGGCGCCGATCAACGCGCCAACCAGCACGGCCAGAGCGTTCAACGTGGTCACGATCTGGTCAACGCATGGAAGGTTCCATGCTGGGCCTACCACATGCACGAACACAGCCAAAGCGGGTAACGCGATCAACGCGACCCATTTCAATGCCTTGTACGCCTTGTCCGGCAGGAGGTACTTGTTTTCCTCGCCAGTTTCCTCTTCCGGCTTTTCGCCGTCATTTCCAGTCTCCTTGACGTTATCGACCATTGTCAGTCTCCTTACCAGTAGAGGGTTTCGCCCGGATAGATCAACGCCGGATTGCCGGAACGGTACCCGTGGATGCTGTACATGTTGACCCTGTAATATGCGGCGATGCCGCCGAGGGTGTCGCCGGCACGAACCACGTACCGTCCACCGGTGGCGACCGTGCCCGTGCCGGTGCGACGGCAGACGGTCTCGCCAGCGTAGATGACGTTCGGATTACCCGAACGGTACCCCGTCCACTGGTTCCACGAACCACCATTGCTAGCTGCGATGGAACTCAACGTGTCACCGGACTTGACGGTCACGCACAGGCTGCCGCAATTCACCGCAGTGGACGCGCCAACGGAACCGCCGAGACGCCGGTTAACTATCGCCATCACCGTGTCATAGGCACCGCCAAGAGCCTGACGACGCTCATTGCCGTTGCCGTACACTCCACGAATGACCTTCGTGGCCATGTCATTGTAGTCGGGCGTGGCAGTGACCTGCGGCCTGACCGGATCATGCCTCACCTCGGCATGGGTCTTACCCCTATCGCCGTTAGCGATCTTCTGCCAAGCGTCACGCTCACCGAAGAACAGGTTCAAATCCAACGGGCCGACACCGTTCAGATAGCCGGTGGACGCGTACTGCACCATGCCCTCGCCCTTGCTGCCGGCGTTCCACGGAGTGGACTGCCAGCCGGTCGCGTTCATCGACGCATACTGAGCCTTCCACAACATGCAATGGGCGCGCACGTCGGACGGAATCTGATACACGGCACTGTCCTGCACGTACACGATGGGCCAAACCTTGGTACGCGAATACACTTGGTTGACCCACTGGCGCACCCAGTCGCCGTTGCCCCAAGCTGCGTTGCCGTTGGACTCCCAGTCCAACGCGAGCACGCATTGGCCGACATAGCCGTTGAACTGGTTGAGATAATGGTTGACCTCGGCGGTGACGTTGCCGCCGTCCGCGTAATGGTAGCCGCCGCAAGCCTTGCCGGTCTGCCGTGCCCAATCGGTCTGGCTTCGCCAAGACGGATTCACATATCCCGAGCCTTCCGTGATCTTCACGATGGCCGCGTCGGCGTCCACCACGCGCGTCACGTCGGCGGATTGCCATCCACTCACGTCGATGACGTTCATGTTCGCGCTGGCGACCGGCGCGACAGCTACGCACAGCACCGCCGCCAACGCGGTCAACGGCTTGCCGATATGCCGACGCAGACGCTTGTGCTTCGGCTTGCCTTTGTTGTTGAGGATGCCCACATCCTCTCCTTCCCGCCCCCAAGTCAAGGGGCAAATAGAAAAGCCATCCCGAAATGGGATGGCTTTGAAAACTGGTGTGAAAATCAATGCCTGTGCGCGCCATGATTGAAGACGAGCAACAAGGCGAGCAGCAGCAGGTAGGTGCCGCCCGCGATCATGAGGTGCGTCAATTCCTGTCCTCCTGTATGTGCGCGTCGAGGATGTCGTTGCGCATTTCCGTGCCGACGCCATTGCCTCCCAGACCGTGGTAGGCGAGATATATGCGTTCGGCGGTCTGTTTCGCCTCGACGGTGCATACGCCGCCGTTGTCCACCATTTGTTGGTGCAGCAGTTCGAGCTTGCAGAACAGCAGCTCCTTCACGCCCTCGTGCAGAGGGTCGCGCCTGTTGTCGATCCTGTCGAGCACCCATGGGACGAACGCTCCGAAACCACCGGAACCGATGATGGCGACGATGATGGTGATCGCTTCCTGATTCACCTATGCCTTCTTACGTCAGAACCACGGGTCGAGAAGGTTCTGCCGCACCTCCGCGCGGTATTCCTCCGGCACTTCGTCCAGCGTCTTGCGTCCGGCCTTGACCAGACGAGTGTACATGCGGACCGCTGCGGCATGATTGAATCTAACCATTGTTCTCACTCCTTGTCCTTGTTGTCGGCGGAATCGTCGGCGATGTTCTTGCCGCCGTCGTTGGCATCGGTGGAATCCGTCGTATCCCCGTCCTCGCCCGCCATCAGGTCGGCCAGCAATTGCGCGTTGTCCAGGCTTGCCTGTTCCAATGCGCTCACCCTGTCGAGCACCGGCTTGGAACTGGTGACGTCACCCTCGAACAGGACATCCGCCTGTTCGATGGCCTCCTGTTCGAGCAACGGGAGCACCTGATAGGATTCGACTGCCGTGTACTCCACGTATTCCGGCTGATTGTAGGTCGCCTGATAGGTGACGGTCCTGATGTTGCGGCGGATGCGGATGTCGGCCAGTCCGTCATCGCGGAGATGGTAGTCCACCTTTTCCAGCGGGGTTGCGGAAGAGACGTTTTGAATCATCTGTTATCCTTTCTTTCGGCTTGCCGCGACGGTGTTTCTGGCGCGGCGGACGATTTGATCGACGTTGTTTCGACGCCGGTATTGGATGGAATCGCTGTTTTTGAGCCAGCCGTAATAGCTGGCGCAACGGTATGCGAGCCGAAGACTCGTAGGATTCCGCGCGTATCGGCGGAATGAGCGTCGTGCGCGCAGGAAGATGCCCGCCCTGACGCCGGTATGGTCCGGGTAGAAGGTGAAGCCCACCATGTCGATAGGCTCCACGCCGACGTGCTTGATGTTCCATGTCGGATGGATTTCGAGTCGGAGCGTGTCATGCAGGTAGGCGCGTATGCGTTTGACGGCGATGGTCAGGTCACGCTTCGATCTGCCGACCAGGAGAATGTCGTCCATGTAGAACAGCATGTGCGTGACGAGCCGTCTGGTGGTGGCTTCGCCTGTCCTGCGGTTCACGCGCTCCTTGCTTAGATGCCGTTCGCAGAAATGGTAGGCGTATGAGAGGTAATAGTTCGCGAGCCACTGGCTCAGATAGGAGCCGATGTTCAATCCGTCATCGCCCGCGTATTGGTCGATGAGATGGAACGTCAAATCCAGTAGCCGCCTGTCGCCCACGTCACGCAAGAGCAAACATTTCAACACTTCACGGCTGATGCTTGGATAGCATTTGCGTACGTCCAGTTTCACGAACACTTTGCTGGATGGTTCGCGCACCCATCGTTTGATCGCGCGTCGCGCGTCGGCTATGCCCCTGCCGGGAACGCTCGCCGTCTGCCATCTGCCGACCTTCGCGCGGAACAATGGCATCAACGCGGTTCCGCAGACGTAATCGTAGATCTGATGGCGGATGCTTTCGCGTCCGATGATGCGTATCTTGCCTGAGATCGGTTCCACATGGCGGAAGTAGCGGATGGGCGCGAACCTGTATTCGCCGTGTCCTATCTCGTCGGCTATCTGCCATGAAAGCGAATCCAAGTCGGGATGGCGGCTGAGGAAGTCGTTCACGTCCCTGCGGGAGCGTTTGCCTTTGAGGAACTTTTCGATGCAGTCGCGCACGAACGCGGGTTCGGTGATGCGACTGTGTTTGCAATATGTTTTCATAAAAGCTATAAGGGGAATGTTGGCGGCGTTCGCAATGTGCTACCAGCCGCGTGCTTGATTCGATTTTCGGCATGGCCGAGGCTTGCCCTCTCGCATATCCCCGAAAGCGGAGGGTAGTCGTGACGGAAAATGGTTAACCCTTATGTGCGACCGCCGTAGTTCCACCACGCGTTCGAGAGGTCGTTCCTGCCGTTCGCGTTGAACAACCCGCAGTGCGAACCGTCCCTGAGATTGCCACCGCGCTGCAAGAGCAGGAGGAACCCGGCGAAGCCGTCACGAATCCCTGAAATATTACCAAGAGTCATACGAGGGTGATAAGGGGGCTTTCGCCCCCTCGCTGGCGCTCACCCCCAACCGCCCGCACTAGGCGTGCGTGCGGCCAAGAACGGATAGGCGACCGCCGCAGCTCCACCACGCGGCCGAGAGGCCGTGCCTGCCGCCCGCGCCGAACAACCCGCAGCGCGAACCGCCCCCGAGAACGCCACCGCGCTGCAATTCGTGCAGTCCCGGAGCGCTGATCGGGTTGATAATCAGCGCGTCGGTCAGGCCGCTGGTGCTTGTCGCACCCACGCCGGTAGGCAGTAGGAATCCGTGCTTTTCGGTGAAGTCGGTCTGCCACTGCCACTGGTTGTCGGTCTTGTCGTTGGCGGCTGGATAGTCGCCCACATGCACGTAGTCGGCGGTGATGGCGGTGCCGCTCGCCTTGGTGGTGTCGAACACCTTCCACACTTCGGTATGGCCGGAAGTGTCCGAATCCTTCACGTTCTTCAGAATGATGTCGCCCTCGGTCTCGTAGACTCCGGCGAACAGTTCGATGCCCTGCAACTTGATCGGCTGATGGGTCTTGGACACATCCTCGCGGGGGATGCCGTCGTTGCCGAGCACGCCATCCGTCGAACCGGTCAGGTACGGCATCTGGGTGACATGCATGGCCGTCGTGGTCGTGAAGGCCGCGCCGGACACGTTGATCGCGGTGGTTGCCGAGTCCACGACGGTCTTGGAGATGACCTTGCGGTATGCCGCCGCCTCGCCGGTCTTATTGTCTCCACGGTCGGTGCCGGTGCCGACGCTCACGTAGGAGCCGAGGTCGATGCTTGCCGCGTCAGTGGCCTTGACCAGCGCGCGGGTGACGTTGGTTTCGGCCTTGCTGACGTTGATCTGAGCGGAACCGTTGAAGTCGCCGCCCAAGTGGCGTTCGATGTCCTTGGTCGCGTATTTGAGCATGTGCATGAGCTGCATGTAGAACGTGTCGGCTGAGGTCTTTCCACTGTAGCCCTTGCCTTTGCTGGTGGTTACGGCCACGGAGCCTTGTTCGCTCATGGAGGCCGGAATCTGACCCGAGACGGACGCGGCCTTGCCGCCGTAATTGGACAGCGGGTATTTCGCGTACGCCATGCACGGGCGGAGCGAACCGTCCGGCAGCAGCGCGCCCGGCATCGGCGAATAGCCGTCGTACTGGGTGTCCGAATACCAGATGGTGCAATGGTTCGTGTCGAACTCGAACCGGTAGAAGCCGGGAGTGGTGATGACGAACACGTCGCCGTTGGACCCGTCCTTCGCGTAATTGCCAGCCAAACCCTTGATGGCCTTCACGACCGGCGTGCCATCATCGGCCACCGCAACGTTCGCGTCGAACACACGGAACGCGCTCAATCCTGCGTAATCGTCACGTCCGGCACGATAATTCGAGCTTGGCACGACGGTCAGACCGGCATTGTCGCCGACCTTCACGCCGTCCGGCGAATTGGAGAAGCTATAGAGCGGGAAACGCACGCCATACGTGCGCCCGTCGCGATGCGCGTCGAAATACTCGCGGACGTTCGACACGACGTGTTTCGCACTGTCGTAGGCGAACTTGGTGCCGTCCACGACACCATTCTTCTGCGCACGCTCCAAACGGGCGTAATCACGCAGACGCAAAAACTTATCGGGATTAGCCAAAACAAACCTCCTTGAAATCAGGCGTTAATCGTGGACAGTGCCCAATCCACGTCGGACTGGTTAATGTCAGCCAACGGATTGCCGGTACCTACCGGCGTGAGCGTGGTCGAATCAACTTCGACCAAATCGGAGAAATTCAAAACCGAAGTCGAATCCGGCACCTGCACGCAACGGACGAGACGCCATAAATCCTCTTTCCCGCCGACAGTCACCTCATATGCGAACGTGTCATCGGTCGGCGGAACGGTGACGGTCGCCGTGCCGTGCTCGTCCAAACGCACCTCGAACGAGTCACGCACGACGATACGACTGTCGGTCCTGAACTGTTCGGTCGGGACCACATGAATAATCTCCCCACCCAAGTCCGCTATGCCATCCGCGCTTGGATGTCCGAAATCGAATTTGATCTGAGTCAAAATATCCTCCTTGCAAAGAGAAACCCGTCGAAATCGACGGGTTTAAAAATCAATCCTCCACAGCCCCTTCATCGGGAATGCGTTTCAACGCCGCGGAAAGCTGGGCCTGGAGAATGGCTACCTGCTTGCTGAGCGTGCCTATCTGAGCCGCGAGCCGGTCGATGACCTGATTCGCGTCAGCAGTGACATCAGCCATAATTAACCCCCTAATCCGATGCGATGACCGTATCGATTCGCGTCACACCACGCATGGCGTCCAAATCCAACGTCCGTGTCTCATGCGTGGAGATATCCTCCAACACGACATCGGAACCATCAGGCTTGAACGTGGCACGCACGCCACGCGAATCATCCTGCCATACCTCGCCGGAATCCTGCGAGAACACGTACTTCAATCCCAACCGGTACAGTTGAGACTTCATGCTTTCGGAAGGCGGACGCAAATCCACCACATCGTCAGCCATGCCAACTCCTTATCTTTCATCACCTGTTCAACAACGCGGAACTCGGATGCAACTGGAAGATGAACAACGTCGCGCCCCAATGACGCGTACCGGAACAACCGCCCATGACGATATCGCCCGGATTCCAACCGTCATCATTGTTCTCACCGATGATGAACGCGCCACCGGAACCACCATTGGCGAACGCGCAAGGCATGTTCACACCATACAAAGGCCGGTAATCCTCATTCAGGTTCGCCACAACCATGTAGTTTGAGTCGAAACCCGGATTGTTGAACGCCTCGATCTGTAGGAACACATACTGTCCGAACAGCATCATGTGCGTTCGTGGGTCCTTACCGGAAGAACCGCAATAGTCAACGCAATTGTTCTTCCAAGCCATGAAATCCGTGGCCTTCGACGGCGAATACGGGTCTATGCGCTTGCCGCCAACGTACACTCCGCCGTTGAAATTCTTGTTATCGGAATTGCCGGACGGTGTGATATCAACTCGGTCGGATATTATCTGGCTTCTAGTGCTGCCATCCAAATACTGCGTGACGCTGAACTCCGCTTGACTGGTGTTGATACCGAAGTTCAACCTCCTGTACGAGCCGGGGTCCTGCGGCCTACCGTCAGCTACCTTGGTATAGGTGCTTTCGCCTTGCAGATACCATTCGACGCCCTGACCGTCATACGAGACCATACGCCCCAATATCCTGTTGTCGATATTGGTGTTCGCTATCTCGATGCGCGGCCCGTCCATCGCCGTCATGAACGTTCCTGACATAAGATTATTGGAACCATCCAAATGGATGGAACGCTGACCATCGCCATCATAGAAGTCGAACGCGCCGCCGTTGAGCTTGAACCCAACCTTGTCGGACGCGCTGCTTTGAATCAACGCGCCGGTGAAAGTGCCACCGGTGAACTCGCCGCCAGTGAAAGCGGCGGCTGTTATCCTACCGTTCGTGATGACCGGCCCATCCATCGTGACTGAACCATCGGACGCCTTGAGCGCGAACTTCGCCTTATGGTCAACGCCATACGCGGCAAGGCCACCTGACGTGAGCTTCACGCCGGTATCGTCATCCGGCGAGGTCTGCACGATGGAACCAGTCACCTTCACACCAGACAATTCGCCACCGGACTGAATGGCACCATTGATGTTCAGTTTCCTCGACTTCACGTCATATGCGAAATCGTCGCCAAGATACATGCCAGCGGAATTGAGCTTCACCGTGGCGTCGTCGGCGGTCTCGCTATCACGAAACTCGCTGCCGATGATGACCGCACCCTCGACTGTCCCGGTGAACTTCTTCGCGTTCGCGTCGATATCATTGCGCGCCGCAGCCAATCCGTCACTGACGTTCTTCACCTGCTTACCGGCGTCATCCTTCGCTGCGGCAAGCACCTCGTCGGCGGTATCGGACAAATCCTGTTGGGACACGACCGGAACCACGATGACCATGGCATGATCGGACTCTTCGGACCTGTTCGGTTTGAGCGTGCCGTCATCGTCATGCGCGTTGTCGTAGGCCACGGCCCACACTTCGACAACATCTCCGACCGGGAGTCGGCCAGTGACAAGTTCACCCTTTCCGGGCAGCTGTCCCAAATCCATCGTCTCACCGGTGCTATCGGGCTTCGCATATACCTCAACATGGTCGAAATCGGCTGGAACGCCACCCTCAAGCGTTCCATCCCAATGGACGGTCACTATCTCAAGAGCCGAAGTCGCGGCGACACCAGTGGGCTTTCCCGGAGGTGTCGTGTCACCGACCCACGGGACAAGCCCGTTCGCACCGGCGTTCTCCCCGCCGCCAATCCAAGTCTCGGTACCATCGCCATTATCCACGGCGATGACACCTGTCAGATAAGTGAGACGCATGTTCGAGTTGCGCAACGCTATATCAGCCAATGTCAATGGCAAAGCCGAATCATCCGGCCTGAGTTCAACATGATCTGTCAACAGTCACCTCGATTCAGGCGGTGGGGTCGCCCACCGGATCGAACTTCAACGTCACCTTGCCGGTCTCATCACCGCTCATCCGCATCAGACGCATCGGATACACGCCATCCGGCAGGTCAGGGAAACCATCAATGGCAATGTCGAACATCTCACCCGGCCAGAAGCTCCCCAACGGGTGCAACGGCAACCCCGTCGCATCGCAATCATTCACGTCGATCTCGCCACTCAACTGCATCAATGGCAGACGGTTCGCATTCAACATGCCGTTCGCTGCGGACGCAAGCAGTTCGTAGGTCTTAGAATCGGTGCTGCTAACCGTGGTCTCACGCAACGGATACGGGTCCTCACGGTTCACCAGAGCCAGATCCTCGCTCTGGCAGCACATCGTGCCCGAGTCGGAACCAGCACCGGTAGCGTACACGCGCATGAACGGTGCGGCACGGTCGATCTTGATGTTCTCCAACGTGCCACCATACGGTGAGCACGACAGACTCAATCGCTTGTCCTGATTCAGATAGATGTCGCCGTCCGAACCGGCGAGGAACCTGAACCGGACATGCTGCGAATCCGACAAGTAGGGCCGGAACTGCATGTCAGGCCCGCCATCCGCGTTCGCTATATTCTTCAGAATGTCAGCCGCGCGATGGTTCGACACGTTGAAATCCTTGTATTCCACGACGGTCTGACGTGGAAGCATCGTCTTATGCGGCCCATCGGTCGAAGTCGTGCTGCCGGTCTGGTTGCCGTTCCCGTCGAACGAGTACACGGTGGTGGTCGTGGTCACGGTACGTTCGGAATAATCCTTGTAGTTCTTCGTGACCGTCTTCTTCACGACCGTGGTCTGCGCCGTGGTCAACGTCTTCACGGTCGTATGCTGTTTCGTAACCTTGCCCTTGCGCGTATTGTACGTGTACGGTTTAGTCTCCGTGACCTGCTTCGTCTTCTTCGTCACATGCTGTTCCGTGATCGTGGTCGTGTCACCGTCAACGGAAGTCTCCACATACCCGTCAGCCGTGTTCACACGCTTCTTGCTCTTCTGCTTCGGAGCGTTCTTATCCTCGCTCGACCCATCGGAAGGCAGCGAATGCGTGCCCGTCTCGTTCAGGTAAGGCAAATCGATGGGCAGTCCACCGCCCGGCTTGACGCTCGTGCATTGGCGGATTACCTCACACGCCAACGCACGCCACGACAGGTTCTCCCAACGGAACGACCGTTTGGACGTGTGGCCCGCATCCTTGCCGAAAGCATCCTCATGCACCAGATACCGGTCGTTCAGCAAGCCCATCATGCTCACGTAAGGCACGCTCACATCATGCCAGCTGGACGTGCGTACGCCCAACGCGCCCGCCAATATCGGCGTGCCCATCGACGCGGTGTCATCCAACACGCTCTTCCAACACAACACAAGGCCACGCTTGTACGGCTGCAAGGCTGCGGCACGGGCGGCAGGGTCATCGCCCGGTATCTGCGTCCAAGGCAGTTCCAAGCCGGACACCTCGTCATCGCCGACTCCCTTGTCCTTCGTCGTGGAAAAACTCGAATCCGAAACGGTCATCGACCAAGTGAACGACGGTATGTCGATCTCCTGGGCCAACTGGCCGGAAACCGTGTCATACAGGTACGCCACCCAAGTCATCAGACCACCTGTCCCCTATCCCAGATGATGAACCGGCGTCCGCACCACAAGGCGTCCTTGTTGTCCTGCGACGCATTGTAATGGAACACGGGGGCGTTGCCGTTCTGCAACCAAGTACGCAAGCGTGCCGTATGATGACCCTTGTTCACAGCCGTCACATACGACGTCTCATGCGTCTCCCACGCGCCATACGAAACGAAGTTCGCGCACGAATGGTCCAAATCCTTGTTATCGATCTGGAAGCCGATGGCCCACTCGGTACGATGCGACGTATCCGCCCACGAGGTAGCGCCAGCGGAACTCAGATTGCATTTGAACGACAATTCCAACATACGGTCGGAAGGCAAATCGAAATCTATCTGCTGCTCAAAATAGTATTTCTTGACCGTCGAATCGCCGGTCATGTCACGCCTATCCCAATTCTCGCCAATCTTCCCCAACGAAGCACCATACGGTATCGCGTAATCAGCGCTCCACATCTGCACCGCGCTGGCCGTGGACGAAGCGCCAGCGGGCATCTTCATCTTCCTCAGCATGGTAGCGCCAGCCGGAATGGTAGGCTCCGCAAGACTCGCGGATGGGGAACCCTGCGTGACGCCAACGGTCACATAATTGTCCGAATCCTTGTACTCCATCAGATTATGGGCCTGAATCCACACGATGTCGATACGCGGATTCGACGGGTCGCCAGCCGCGACGGCGTTCGTCTTACCGCCCTCGTAATAGGCGAGCGTCTTACCATCCGAATCGCCACGGCTACAGACGGCCACGCCAGCGGAAACGTTATACCGCAAGTCACTGCGGCCGGTGACGTTCAACCCGTCAACCAATCCCGTATTAGCCCACTGGGCACCGATGATGCGACGATGCACAAGAGGTGTCACACCAGCGCCATTGGTATCGGGAGACACGCCCAAAGCGACGGTACTCATTCAAAACTCCTTACATGTAAGTGTCACGCACACTGCAATCAACGAAACCGGTGCCTAGATTCGATAAAGTCACACGAAGCGAACCGCCAGCCGGAATCGTGGGAAAACCACGCTGCTCCAACTGACGGCTCACATCCTGACCACCCAACTGGGCGGTACGGCTGCGGCAATCCAACACCAGCGGCACATCCCTGACCGTCTGATCGCACACAATCGACTGCTGGGTGCCCGGAAAATCCAAACGCACGCCATCCATAGGCCCATGCACGACGAACACCGGATAGGCGCGGGAAGTGCCGTTGTTGTACAACAATCCGACGTTCGACCCGACGCCATCCAATTTCAACCCGTAGTTCAACGGGTAAGCCAACCCACGCAAACCAATATTCGACTCGGTATGCATCAGGCTCGGTGAAGCGTTACGCGCGCCCTGCCATTCGGTCCAATAGCCCGGACCATACCGCAATCCGACGTTCCCGCCGGACACATGCATCGCGCTCAACTGGCATGTGTACTCGTCCATGCTCAATATCTCGGGACGTTCGCAGGTCACGGTGATCGTGCAATCGTCCAGCCAGCCATCATTCGCATACTTAGCGGACGCCTTCACAGTGGCCCTACCAGTCGTATAACAGTCGTAGCCCGCATCCCTCAACCGGAACCGCACTTTGCTATGCGCACACACCCGACGAACCCTATTGAGAAGCCTTACGACACCCTGACGGTCATGAGCCGACACAACGAAATGCAACGTCAACACGCGAGCGGAATACAGGATGTCCGAAGCCCACACATCATGCGCGCCATCACCCTGACCCCGCTCGCTCATCACCGTCTTGTCATCCGGCGTCTCGAACCAACCCTCGACGCCATCCTCCCCGATCAGGAGAACATCATCATCAGGATTCGCTGTATTGCCACCATCGAACGTCAACGTTTCCGTCCCGTTCGACAGTTCGACCAGTTCAGGCAGATCACTCAACGCTGATACCTCCTAGCCTCGGCCAACGCGTTACGATGCAATATCGGCGCGGCAACATACAGATCGTCATTGCTTCTTACGACCTTCGTGTTGAACGTCTGATTGACAGTCGTTCCAGTGCTTGCGGGAACCTGAACGTTGACCTCATACAAGCCTGACATCATCTTCTCCACACGGCCGCCAGCCGCATACGCGCTACGACTCATATCAACCGCACTACGCGCATACGACGTGCGAGCCTGCGACACCGCCCTGTCCAAATCGCCGGTAGCGTTCAACACGTTCAGGAAATTCGGGCCGACAGTACGATCAAGCTTGCTTACCGCAGCGGCACGAATAACATGCTCGCCATTCGACAGCCACATGGGAATCGAATCAGACGTGCCAGTACCCGGCCCGCTGATACGGCCACCAGTAGCCTTATGACCAGCATTCGCAATACCCCTAGCGACAACAGACGCATCAAGCGTCACACTCTTGCTTTGGATGCTGTTCCACTGCCCAGCGAGACCTGCAACAGCATCATATCCGGTCGTGGAAGCGTCAAGACGACTTCCCCACCATGTAGGCACGGAGACAATCTGGTTTTTCGCATCAACCGCCACAGCAGACGTATTGCCAATACCAGCGAAAAGCGTAGGCCAATTACGAGGCACGTTCTCAATATTGCCCTTCGCTATCTGCGCTATAATACTAGCCCTATCAACAGCGTCAATCAGCGCTGGAGCACCCTGCCGGACACTGTTCACCGAAAACTGCGCGCTAGCGACACCACCCTGCGTATTATCAGCTGCCGTAATAGGAACATCCACAGGCGTCTGCTCGATGGCATGCAGATTATTCTTCGCACTATCAACACCGGATTGCGTCTTATCCAAAGCATCGATGAGAATCTGAATCTGAGCGTCGGTCAACCCACTGTCACGAAGCTTCTGCTTGACGGCATCCAACTTCGGGCCAGCCTCATCAGTGGCGAGAATATTGATCTCAGCCTTCGTCAGACCGAACCCCTTGGCCAAAGCCGTAGCGTTCTTGATCTTATCCGAAGCGTTATCCTGGGCGTCAAGAAGAATCATCAAATCCTTCTTGCTCGCACCACCCATGAGCGCCTTCACGGCACCGGCCAACTGGTCGAAACTCGTTATATCACCCTGTTGGACGAGATCAAGAATGATTTCCTTCTGACCTTTGGTCAACTCAAGCTGGTCGATATAATCCTGAACCTGAGCCTTCACCGAATCCATGTTCGTCAGATCGAACTTCGTGGACACGTTATCGGGAATAAGACCCATCTGGTCGGCGAGCGCGGCGGCGGCTTCGGCTGACATGCCGCATTGTTCGGCCATCTGAATGATTTCCTGACGGGCGGAATAGATGGCGTTCTTGGCTTTCTGGTTCGCTTCGGCGCTGCCGTTGCCCGCGTAGATGATGTTCTTCGCGGCCAGTAAAGCGCTGTTCGCGTAATCGGCCATCATCTTGCGGTTGGTCTGGGCGTTTTTGCTGTTGCCTTCCAGTTCGTAGTTGTTGGCTGCGAGGGATTCGGACAGCAGGTTGAGCTTGTCGGCGGCCAACGCCGAAACGTTGGCGACGCTATCGGTGCTGCCGATCCAATCGGACGCCACCTTCATGCCTTTTACCCATTCGGTGTGGGAGTCTTCGAGCACGCCGAGCAGACGTTCGGCGGCTTCGGCCTGCTGTTCGTTGGCGTTCACCATCTGGCCGTTCGCGCCCATGACCCACTGCTGGTCGTTCTTGATGGCCTCAAGCTTCTTATGCATCTTGTCATAGGCGTCGTTCGTTCCGGTCGCGGCGGAATTCAATTGTTTGACGCTGATGCCAAGAGTATCGGCTGCATCGGAGGCGTTCTTGAACGGGCTTATCGACTTCGTGACACCGCTAAAAAGCTTCTCGATGGCATTGCCGTTCGGAAGCTTCCAACCGTAATCCTTGTCGGTCCAATTCTTCGAGACGGTTTTCTTGGCTTTGGAAACAGCCGTGGAAGCGTTCGCCGCGCCGCTTTGAACGTTCTTGAACGAGTCGGCGACGGTCCGGTTCACCGTCTGCGTGTGCGCGGCGGCATCATTGTACGAGCTGATCGCACTGCCCGCCAGGCTCAACGCCGTGGTCGCGCCGCCAATGGCGATGCCAACAGGCCCGCCAAGGAAATCAACCACGCCACTCAGAGCGGTCTTCAGCAAACCAGTCTTACGGGTGGCGCCCTCAGCCGCCTCGCCGATACCACGAACCAAGCCGGTGGACCCAGCGCCATCGGCAACGCCAGCGACGGCGGAACCACCCGCCTGCGCACGATTCATACGATTCAGCTTCGCAGTGGTCTCGTCGGCTGCGGCACCCATCTGGCGGATATTCGAAACCTCGCCGGTCAGCACGCCAGCCGTCTGACCGGACTTCAAACGAGCCATAGCCCGAACCAGCTCGCTCATACTGATCGCAGTCTCCTGCGAGGTGATGCCCAACTGGCTCAAAGTCTTCCGATACTGCAACGTGGATTCGATATTCTGCAACATGCCACGCTTCAACGAATTGTAAGCGCTGATGCCAGCCTTGCCGAACGTCGCATACATGCCGACCATCGCCTGAACGGGCGCAGGCAGCTTGCCGAAAGCCTGAGCCATGGTGGAAGCGCCATCGGCCAACACCTTGATCGTCGGAGCCGCCGACTTCAACGTGTTCCCCAACGTCCCACCGAACGTGTCGGACAATTCGCCGCCCATCGACAGCAGACTGTCAAACATCGGAGCTGCGGAATCAACGGCACGGAACACCTTCTGGAATCCCTCGGACACGCCGTTGCTGAAATCCGCGATACCGGTCTTCGACTTGCCAAGCATACTGCTCACCGAGCCGATGCCGGTGGACACCATGGAACCGGAGTCAACGAACACCTGCTTCGTCGTATCCCGCAGCTCATAAGCCGCGTCGCCAACCTCACGGAACGAATCATGGAACTTGCCAGAAGCCTGCTTCGCCCCATCGGCCCACGCGGTCAACGTGGTTTGGAACTTCACGCCGTTCACGGCCCTGTCAGCACGGCTCAAAGCGTCGGAGAACTTCTCGATGCCATTCTCGCCCTCGGCCAACGTGCCGAACGTGCCCTTGAGGATGCCACCAGCCGACTTGACGCTCGACATGAGATAGCCACCCTGCTCGATGGCCTTCTCCATAGCCTGATTGACCTTGCCGGTACGCTCCGCCTCATCGACCCACTGCGCCATCAGCGTCGCGTTACGGCTCACATAGTTAGCCATGCGCGGCAGATACGAGCTGGTCCTATCGCCAAGCCTCACAACGGAAGCGGTGACAGTCTGAACGCCCGGGTCAAGCGCGTCCACTCCCTTGACCGTATTGCCAAGAATCGAATTGATACGATCCACATACGGTTCCTGCGCGACGATACGCGCCGCATTGGCGACGATACGCCCCTCGGCGTCAGCCACGCCGTTCATGTTCTCGACGTACTTGCTGTCCCCGAGCGTGTTCATCATATCGGTGACGGGAGTCGCGGCCTGCTTCCAGAACGTGTCGGCAAGCTTGTCATGCAATCCGCCAAGCTTCGTGGTGGACACATCCACATATGCGCCAAGCTTGTTCGCAGCCGCATACGCGACCTCGTAGCCCGCTGCCAACCCGAGCAAAGCGCCCGGAGCGGCCAGAGCCGCCTTGCTCATCATCACCAGAGAAGCGCCGGCACTGCCAGCCGTGCGGGACAAGTTCAATGCGCCAGCGCCAACGGACGCGAACGCCGCGCCCAGCAGACTCCACTTCGGCACGACCTCATCGAATTTGTCGAACACGTTGACGAGCTTCTGCCACTCGTTCTGCACGCCACGGACACCAGTAGCGCCAGCGGTCATGCCCTTCATGATCTTGCCGAGATCAGTGCCCTTGAATTCCGCGAAAATATCAACCGTGCGCGGTCTCGTGAAGTAAGCGAGATGGGCGCGTGCTGCGGCAGTCTCCAAATCCACGTCCATGTTGAACGTGTCATTGGCCTTCTGAAAATCCTTGATACGCTTCTCGGCACGCTTCATATCCAAATCAAGATCAGCCTCAAGCTCGACCTTGCGATCTGGATTGCGTTTCACCTCTTCGGCGACTTGCCGGGCACGCTCAATCAGATTCTTATTGTCAACGACAATATCCGCAGGAATCCGAATACGCCCATGCTGAAGCCTACGCAGACGCTCTTCAAGCGCATCAGCCGTATCGGTCCAGAAATCAACACGAATCCTAAGCTCGTTCTCACGTTCGAGCTTCTTCGTCAACTCGCCTACCTGATGTGTGATGTTCGCGAACTTGCGGTTGAACCGACTATCATCCAATACGAGTCTCGTCTTGATCGGATTGGATTCGATCTGCTTGCGGAGCCTGTTGACGGCGGCAAGCTGGTCGTTCAACTGCTTGTTGACTTCCGAATACCTGCCGTACTTGTTCACGCCACGCAAGGCCTTCTGCAAGCCGGTCAACCGTTGCTCCTGCTCGTCAAGCAGACGGTTCGCCTCTTTCACGCCCTTGCCGTACGTGTTCATCACGTTGGAAGCGGTCTTCAGATTCCGCGCATACCGTGCCGTGCCTTCCAACAGATTCCCCTGCCATTCGGCACCATCACGCCACGAATCGTTCAGCCGCTCCTGCTCCCTACGCATGGCACGTTCCGCATTGAGCTGACGGTTCAGATCCTTGCCGAAAAAGCTCACGCCGGAAAGAACGTTCGTCTTGCCCATGTCGGAGGATTTGAAGAACCCGCTACGGGCCACGCTGTCGAACGTCTTACGCACGGACTTCGTATGCGAATCCAATTCGACAAGCTGCTTGTCCAAATCGTGAATCCACTTCGCGACACTATCGGACTTCAGCCTGTCCTGCTGTCTGGCGAGCCTGTTCGTCTCGTTCGTGACCTCGCGCATGTTGCGTGCGGTCGCACGGTATTCGGCGCGAAGCTCACGAAGTCTGACGGTCTGCGCCTTCGCCTCATCGCGGCGTCCACCGTCACGAAGCGAATCACGGTACGAAGTAACCTTGGAAATCTCGGAACCCAGCTCGTCGTAACGCTTCTGCAAAGCGTCCAACGTGCTCATGTTGCCAAGAATCTGCCTGTTCAGCTGGTTCCATTCGTCACCGCGCATCGAAACAAGCTCGTCACGGTCGGCGCGAATCCTGCGCATCCTCTCTTCGGACCGGTCAAGAAGAAGCATCTGCTCCTTCAAACGGCTCGTCTCCGTCTTCCCGAACACGCCAAGATTTTTGGTGAACACGTCGCCGACGTTCTTCTGGACCTTACGCAACTGTTCGGCACGGCCGATCGCCATGTCCAGGCCCTTGACGACGCCACTGCCGTCGAAAACCGGTTTGACGGGCTTCTCATACCGTTTACGCAACCGTTCATCCTGCTTCGACAGTTCACGCAAGCCGGACATGTCAACGTCATACGAGACATTGACGCGAGCATCACGCCCATTCCACTTCTCATACGTGCGCGAAGCGGCCATGTCATCCGAGTCGAACTCAACCGGAACCTTCAAATCGCGAAGATCATGCAGTTTCGCCTTGAGTTCGGCGAAAAACCGGTCGGTAAGAGGAACGACATCAATGCCAACCTCGCCAGCGGAAAAAGCAGGACGCTCCATACGCGCACACTCCTAAAAGAAACGCCCACGAATCCGAGGGGAAGAAAGAGGAAAAAGACCCCTCGGAAACATGGGCAAAAACAAAAAACCGGCAGAATCAGCCGCCGAAGCAACTACGAACCCGAGCCATGTAATCGGCCAGACTCGTCACATGCGAACCATCCACACGCTTAACATCACGAGACACGGCATCAACGCCGGGCGGAAGAATCGGCTCACAGCCAACCTTCTTCCCGCTCCAATGGGAAACAGCCAGCGAACGCAACGAATCCAACGTGTTCTGTAATTGCAGCAACAGCATTTCGGACTGGCCGAAACCAAGCCATCCCAACTGCAACCGTTCGGAACTGCCGGAACCACCACCGGCACCATCATGCTCCAACAGCCATGCACGCCACTGCGAATCGGGAATGGCCTCCAGACCATCCAACAAGTCGCAAAGAAAATTCGGATCATACGCATGAACGTCAGCTGGAAGATTCAGCCGGTAGAAACGACGAAAATCGGAGACGACCCCTACTCGGCAGTCCGAGACTGCTTTTTCGAGGCGCTTGATTTTCCCAAACGCTCCACGTAGAAGCGTGTGAGTGCTGCGAACATGTTCAACAGGTCGAACAGGCCACGACCCTTCGTCCACTCCGTATAAGCGTCAGCATTGACGGCAAGCCCCTTATAGAAAGAGTCAGCGATCTCCACGTATTCGGCAACGGCAACGGCAGCCGCATCATCCGACACGGTTTTCTTCGCCTTGCCGCCAAACACGCCACCGTCACGCATGACAAGCAGTCGCTCGTTCAAACGACGTTCGACCACGGCGAACAACGCGGTCTGAGACGGCGAGAAAGATTCCGCCTGCACCATTTCCGGCAATCCGGCCATCACATCATCGTAACCGGCCAGACCATCCCAATCAGTCGGAAAGACATTCTCTTCAACATCGTTTTCAGCCATACCAAACTCCAATCTGTGAAAAAGTCAACACCCGTCTGCGGTAAAAAAGAAAATCCCCTGATGGGCGACAGACAGGAGAAGAACACCCGTCAGGGGAAGAATCAAAAACCCTCAGACTCACGCGGCCTTGGCGAAATCGTCAGGATCATAGAAAGCGATGCTGGAAGCCTTGCCGCTCTTGGTCTTCGGAAGAACAGTGGAAGTCATGATGTTGCCTTCCAGCTTGAACGTGTTGAAATCATCCTGAGCCAAGGACGGAAGCTCGCTATAGGCGAGGCTCATGTTCGGAATCCAAATGCCGAACTTCTCACCGGTGTTCGTGTCCTCGACGTAGATGAACAGCGCCTTCGGCTGCTCGACCTTGTCCAAGGCGACTGCGGTGCCACCACCGGTGATTTCGGCAGCGTCGAACATCAGTTTGAACGTTTCCTTGTCGCCCTGGACGCTGGAAATCGTGACCTTGCCGGTGACGGAATCGTAAGTGGTGCGGAACTTGCTCTTGTTCCAAGTATCCTTGGTTGTCGCGTCGCCGCCGCTCGTATCGAAAGACGGCAGGTCGGACGCGCTCAAATTACCCATGTTCGTATACTTCTTGGTGGTCTCGCCAACGGTCGCCACCTCCAAACCAAACAGTTTCAGACTCGGCAAAGCAGTATTGGCATCGGCAAGAAACGCTGCACCGCGAACACTGGTAAACACAGATTTATCGTTCATAGCCATATGAATGGCCCTCCTTAACAAGAAAGCCCCATCCGCAAGCGGACAGGGCTTTAAAATCAGAATCTTTGAGTTATTGGGAAAATCAGCGGACGGAACCCGCCTGCACCAGCTTCGTGCAGGAACGCACGACAGCGGTCTTCGTAGTCACCACATCGCCAATGGCGACCTGCTCGAACGCCGGATTGTCGGGAATCGCACCCACACGGCCAAACTCGGTAGGCTCTCCATAAGGCCAACGTGAAATCGTCTCATGCAGGAACGAACACAGGTTGGAACTGATGTCAGGGTCACGGTTCACCACGGTCAGCGACAACGCGAACCGCCAAACCCACGCCTTCACATTCCAATCCGGCTGGACCGGAGCGCCACAATGCCAGATCACCACATCATGGTCCAACGCATACGAATCCGTATCCGCGACAGCACGCGGCAACACCACGACGTTATCGAAACCGGCCTTACGGAAATCGACACGCTTGAACAGCGCATCGACCAACCCCTCGGCATCCAACGGGGCACGCACACTCAGATCAGCCATACTTGGCCTCGCTCATCACGTACATGCCCGGCAGGTGACGTTGCGCACGCAGATTGAAATACCCATACTCCAAATAGGATGCGATCTGCGAGCCGTCACGCCCGGTCACGCTCATGACCACGCTCGTATGCGAGCCGCGAGCGTGAACGTTAATGTTGATACGGTCGGCGACGCTCGAATGCTTCGCCCGCATGTCGGCCAATGCCTTCGCGCGAGCCTGAACCTTCAAAGCGTGGGGGCGAGTGACCTTACCGCCGAACGTTTCCGCGACCCTCGCATTCAAATCAGGACGAAGCTTCACATACCCCATGTTTCAGCCCCCTTCGGTGGAACGGGCGGAGCGATACGGTTATGAGCCAACTCGGACGCATACACGCGGCGAGCCGGAAACTCGTAATGCCGAGCCGTATCGGACGAATGAGGAAGAAAAACCGGCGAACCGTCAACCTCATAGCAGGAGCCGTCGAACCAGAACCGTGAATAGAAGTCCCCATGCCATTCCGGCGCGAGAACCTTCACCTGATTCATCTCACGATTACCGCCGAACTTCTGCGGAGTCGTATCCTGCGCCCAATTCTCACTCATGACGCTGTTCTTCTGGGTGCGTCCGACCACGCAACAGTAAACCTCGTGAACATCCGCGGTATACGAGACTCCGCCACTGGTGATGGACGGCACGAAACCACCCGCACGAACCACATTGGAAACCGTGGCCGGGTCAAGAACCCTACCATCCGCATCCAAATACTTTGGAACAGTCGTGCTCCCATGACACGTCACCCACGGGGTCATTCCCTGATAGACGATCACGTCACGATGAAGCAAATCCTTGGGCACATGCTTAGGAGCCGTATCCTTGTCGTAAACATGACCATTCTTAGGTTTTTCAGCATAAACAGCCATGCTCAACCCCCATAACCGGGGTCTAGACCCAAACTGATGTGGCTCGCACCGCCAACAGGATTCTCGGAACCCAACAGGACGGTACGATCATCCTTCGAGACGAAAATACGGGGTGAAGGAGAATAGCCGGGCGGGTCAGCTTGCGGATTATTCCGCATATACGTGTACGAGCCATTCGTTTCAGACTTGTACTGTTCAGCCTTCGCCAACCGCAACACCATTTCGCAAACAACTTGGGCGAAATCCTCCTCGCTCAGACGACCCTTACGAAGCCGCACGCGAACGAGAGGACTCACACCCAAGCAAGTCAACGCGGCCCTACGGCAACGAGTCTGAACCCACTTATCGTCATACGGCGCATCATCACCGGTGAACAAGGCGGCATCCGCAGTGGCGAACTCCGCCATATACTTCACCCAATCAATATCGTCAATGATCGCAGTAGACACGGATGCCTCCCGTCAATCAGGCGGACAGGACAGTTGCCTTCAAAGTGCTGTTGGACTTGACCAGCACAGGCAGGGCGGAAGCGTTCACAAGCGCCTCATAGCCCGGATTGGTGCCGGTGGAATCCAGCACGACACCGACCGGACCGGCATCATATTCACGAGTGATGCCATACACGGCCTTCTCCTTGGCCTGAGCGGTCGGACCGAAAGCGGTGTAACCCATAGAAGTGTCACCCAACGCCGGAATCAACAGCACGGTGTTCTCAGGAAAGAACGACTTGACCTTGCCCGGCAGTTCAATCTTCATCTGACGCGCGTACTCCTTGTACAGGTCGTCAACGATGATTACGTCTCGAATGTCGGTCATCTGCACGAGCACGTACTTGAGTTCGTCATCCTTCAACAGGTTCGGCAGTGAAGCCTTAGCGGTGGTCGGATAATAGTACTTAATCATCGCGGCGTTCTTAGCCAACGCACGCCACACCTTCTTGGTGGTGAGCATGATGCTCGGAGCGTCACCTTCGGCGACATCAATCTTGTCGGCCCAGTCACGCAAGTCCTGAACCGGATCGCCGCCATCAGCCCAAGTCTGACCAGAATCCTTCGTGATGGTCAGAGAAGAGTCACGCGCGTAATCCCACTCATTATCGAAAGCGGAACCCTCCTTCGGGCTAATCTTCGCGTTAACAGTGGCTTCGACACGGTACATCTCCAAAGTGAACGCCAATTCCTTGCCGAGACGCACGAACGCCTCACGCAGATTATCGGCGGCGGTAGGAGTGGCAACCATGCCATTCACTTCCGGGTCGATGGTGAAGCTCGGAGAAGCGACACCCTTTACGATATCCTCTTCGGACACACGGTGACGCTTACGCAACGGCAGCATCTCCGTATACATCTTCCTACCACCGGCGTGAGTCTCGTCATACGGTGCCTCGGCATCATATGCGGAGAACTCAATAGTGTCCACCTCGAAACGCGGCTGGTTCGGAACCCAGCTGACGTTGACACCAGTCGGATTGTTCATGTCAGCCAGAATCTGACCGAACGGCAAAGCGGAAGTGGCACCCTGATAAGCGCCAAGCACGATGCCGGACGCTTCGGCAGGGGTAATGAAATCCTTGTTTACCAGAGCCATAGAAAAGCCTTCCTATATAAGAAAACCCGCCACGATGGGCGGGTTGGAAAATAATTGTTTAGAACGACCGTCAGCCGAAAATGCCAGCGCTCTTCAAAGCGGTCTTCAAAGCGGCAACACTGTCCTCGGACGGAGTGGCGATTTTCTTCACGCCACCAAGAGCACTGGTGGATGCGGCGGGGAGAGTATATGAACCGGATGCGGCCCCAGTGGACAGCAGTTCGACATCGGAACCGGCACTGACGTCATAGGACAGAATCAGACCATCAACCTTCGCATTGTCGATAGTCACCGGCAGTTCACCCTTGTCGATCACGGCCATGTAACGCAAGCCGGAATCAACATACTGTTCCTTCAAACCCTTGCGGGTGAACTCGACCTTGACCTGAGACTCAAGGAAACCGGCCACCTTATTCTGACGGCCATCCTTTGCGGTCGGATCATACGGCCCAAAATTATTAGTGCTATTGATGCGAGCCAGCGGAATACCGGAATACAGGTATGCGACCGTATTCTCATCGTCGATGGACGCGAAATACTTGGACTCATTTGCACCGCCAACGAACGTGGACAAGTCAAGAGTGACCTTCTTAACACCGTCAGTAATACGGTTCAGCAGCCACTTCTGCTTATCTTGGGGCGCGGTAAGGTTCTCAGGATGAACCATAGCGTTTACCATAGGTTTACTCCTTCTTGGAATTAATCAACGAATGCTTAAGCCCAAACTCGTAGCCGCTCTTCGCGTCACCCTGAGCGGGAGCATGAACATGCGGCGCGGAATTGGACAAAGCGGTTTTCATGGCCTGTTTCCCTGTGTTACGCGAGGAATCATCGGCGGAATCATGCTCACCTGTTTCAGGTTTGCTCGGCATGAACTGAACAAACGAATCGGCCCATTTGACAATCCCGTCAGGGTCGGTTTCCCCGCACAAGGCGTCGAAAGCCTCATCGGTAATCTCAGGATGCTGCTTCTGCGCAGTCAAACGGGCTATCTGCACGTTCGCCTTGGCAAGAGCGTCTTCAGTATCGGCAAGCTTCGCCTCGGCGGCATTGGCACGATCACGGTTCTCATGCATCTTCTGTTCGTTCTCACGAGCCTGATGCTTCCACATGCCCAACTTCTCGGAAAGGTCATCATTGGCACCATTCTCCTGCGTCGCAATACTAGCTACAGCAGAGGCAGTGTCCTTCGGATGTGCGTCCACGCCCGTTTCAGGCGTATTCTGAGATGCCGCCGTTTCAGCGGTATTGGTGTTTTCATCAGCCATTCGGCTTGAATCCTTTCAATAGTGTTATGCGGCCTCGCCAAGCATCGACCGCATCTGGTTGAGCATGGTTTTCTGCCATACCATGGCAAGTTTCAAATTTTCGGAGGGTTTGAACGTGAACGTCCTACCCTCATACCTGAATGTCACCGGTTTGCCGGTCTTCCACACTTCCTTGTAACGCCGGTTGAACTCGATGGCGCGATTCTCCATACGACGGCATTGAGCCAACGTAGACCTACGGTCAGGAGTGATCCAAGCGTTGGAAGACTTCGACGGAATCGGATTAGGTGTATCCTCCGCATCCTCGGCAAGAAGCACGGGGCCAAGCTCTCCATGAGTGATCGTCTTGACTTTCACCTGCTTCAACGCGGACGCGGTAGTGCCACCGGCCTCGTCGTACAGTCGTTTCAAATCCTTTTGATTCAACTGGAATCCGGGGTCATAGTCGCTGCCAGCCGGTGCGACACCGCAATGGCAGTTAGCATGCAACGGCAGTAGGTCGGCCGTCGAATACCAGCGGTCGGCAGCCACGACGCACAAGCCGCACGAGCCGGTCTTGGACAGTTCAGGATGCAGCACCCTGCGGTATTCCAAAACCTTGCTACGCCGATACTTGTCAAGCGTGGCGCTCGTCTGCGCTCTGGACACGTCCTCGTCAACAGTGGTGTGCAACCGGTTGAACGCCTGTTCAAGCCACTTGTCAACCTCACTGAACAATTCATCGGTATTATCAGGCCAAGACTGCGGACGAATAGTAGGAGACTTGACAGCGGCGGAACGATACGAGTCAGCCGGACGTTGGGCCACAAGCCACGGGTCGGTATTGTCACGCGGAAACACGAGATTCGGCACATTACCATTCGGATTGACACCGACAAGCCTCAACGTCTCATCCGCATAGGAGACACCCAACTGGCGAACCTGCTGAATCAACGCCATCTCCAACAACGCCATACGAGCCGCGACGGCAAACGTCACGCCATCATTCCACCAGTCGGCGGGAGTCAACATATCCCACATCCTGTGCGCCTGACCCACATACTGGTTCACCAGCGTTGCGCGAGCCTTCTCAAGCGTGTCAGCCAACGTTTCAAGCGATTTACCGGCCATCAGGACTCAGACTCGCCTTCATCGACAAGCTCACCATCGACGTTGGGTAGACCATCCACAGCCGACTGGGTTTCATCATCCCACCCAGTAGCCGGTTCAACAGCCGCGACAGGCTTCGCATCACTCTTATTGGACTGGCCTGAAATATTGAACTGGTCTGCAAGACGGTTCATATCATCCTCGGCAACATCCTGAGCCGTATAACCCATCTTGTGCGTAAGAATCGTCCTACGCGCCAACAGGCCGCTCTGATACAACAGTTGGCAAGCCTGAGCCTGTTCCAGCGAACTGGTCGTGTCCATCGGCTTCCACACCATCTCGAACTCGCTCTGCGAAGCATTCGACCCGTTCAACACCAACGCCATGCGGATCATCCGCACGATAGGCTCGGCGTCAAGGTCGTTCATCGTCTGAACCTTGAACTTCAACGTCTCACGTTTCAGTTCCGCACCATTGGCCGAACCCTGCACATCAGGAGAGAGAATGTCCAACGGAATGCCGGACACTGCGGCAAGCTGCTTCACGTCGGATATGATGATGTTCTGCAAACTACCGGTATCGGTGGTTTGCGACTCCCAAATCTCCACACCGTCAGGCAACTGCCATAAGGCCGCAGGCCCTATAGCAAAACGCTTCGAGTAGTCGATGGGATCACCAACCTCGGCAAGACCATTGATTACATCAGGGTCTTCCTCCGTATACGTCTGCGGTAAATCACCCTTGATGGCACGCTGGCGGAACGCCTGCATCATCGTAATGCACAAGCGGTCGAACACCTCACGGTCGATACGTTTCAGCATCGGCAGATATGGCTCGAACAATCCCTGCCCGTCAACAGTGCTCAAACGGACAATAGGCAACGACTCGCATTCAAGCGCGTAATCGTATTCGTCACCCTTTCCGTCATCCCACTTCCAGTTAGTGCTCGGACTCCACGCCTTGCCCTGATTAATGAAATCGGACAAGTCGCTATCATTGGACGGATCTACAACGGTACGGTCTGACTCCCTAGAAGCAACACGCGAATACACGCGCTTTGCGAAACCATCATCGTCACGTTCGATACGGAACAAGGTAAGAGTCTCAACACCTTGCTTGTCATCATGTGAATACATGATCGCCGCATCGTCATTGTCGGACATCCACGCTTCCCAAGGACTCAACGCCTTGATGTAACGACTCCCCTGCCCTTTTCCCACGATGGCGAACGAACAACCGTAATCCCCTTTGTCAGGCAACAAATGACGGCGGAGAATGAACGGCAGACCACACTGCTTCGCCATCTGGTCTGCGTCCGTATCCTTCAACGAGGAATCCTCGACCTTACGGAAACCATTAGGTTGCTGCCGGTCGGTCACACTCTCGCTGATACGACGTGCGAGATTCACGACGCCCAACTGGCGCATCAGTTTGTAAACGGGAGCCGCGTTCGGGTCAACACCCTGCGGAACGCTGCTATTGTCCACCATCTCCTTGCCATCCTTGAACAACTTCAACTCGGCAATATCCAAGAGACGGGAACCCCACTCCTGCGCCAACGACGTAATCACGTAAGCATCATCATCATCAATGGATGCCCCATCAATAATTAGCTGCAACTCTGCCACAGGGCACCTCTTCCATCAGTAGATTCTCGACGGCGCGTAACGCCGCTTCTCGTCAGCCAATTCCAAATACTTTCCGCGAGCCGTATAAGCCAACAGGCCAGCCATGCACGCATCGATTTTGTCCGGCGAATTAGGGGACTCCTTGTAAATCGCATAACCGGTACGAGTCTCACGCCTACGCGCATTACGGAAATGATTCACCAGTCGCGGATCGGCGAGCAGCGCGATATCATCCTTGATGGGCTTCGACTTACGTTCAGGCTCCGTATACGGGTACCGGAACGCGGTATGAGCGTTATCCAACGCAACCTGCATGTCCTTATACCAGTTGTTAGTCCAGAACTTGATCTTGTCGCCACCCTTACGCGGGCCGACCTTCAACTTCTGCCCGTAATCCTTCTCCCATCCGCCAATCATCTGCTCGAAATAGGCGACATCAGCGAAGAATCCGACAACGTTGTAATTGTCCATCATCCAACGAACCATGCCGTCGAACGCATCACGGTTCACACGCCAAGTGGCCTTCTCGGGACCATCGGGCGCGGATTCAAGCTTTATCAGGAACAACATGCCATCGGACACGCGGCATCCAACAAGAGCCGTCGAATCATCCGACACGGAACCATCGAAGCCAAGCGTTATAGGCTCACGTTTCGTCACGAACCGTTGCCACGCGCCATCCAAACGAATCGAATTGAACGCCGTATGCATTTCATCCCGATACAGCATGTGGGACTGAATATCCGACTCGGTAAGCCAAGCGTCATGCACGCTCGACAAAGTGTTGAAAAAATAACGCATCGAATCAGCAGGATCGGAGTCAGGCTGGTAAATCTGGTCCATCTGACCATTCAGATCAATCCAGCCATCCTTCGACGGGCCAAGCTCACCATCCCAATACGAATGGCCTTCCGCGTCCACGCCATCGGCGTTCAACACGGTCATACGACCATCGGGCAATATCAGATGATCCTTGCCATCGGAACTCTTCGCACTCGCACCATACGCGACCTGCAAAGCACGGAGAACCTTCTTCTCATCAGCGAAATCATCCAAGTCGATGTTCGCGTACACATGGTCGAAGTAAATGCCACTACGATGCTTGATCTTGCCAGACGCGGTATCCCACGCATACTTGTACGACGTTTCCGCAATGGACTCCTCCCCCGGCTTGTACATCGTCGAGGTTTCCAGAATCCACGGGTCGGCATCGCCCTTACGTTTGCCAAGATTACGTTGAACGGTCTTGTACATGTTGCGAAGCTTGTTCGTGTTGTACAGGTGGGTTTCGTCACAGGCTGCGAACGTCTCCAAACCACCGTCCTTGGACGCGGCACCGCTCGTGGTCGGAATAATCTCCCCACCCTCCGGCAAGCCGATACGGGTACGGCCAACATCAAGGCCGACACCCTTCAACTGGCTTAAGGGGCCTTGATCGCAGTTGTAGTAAATCGAATCGAAGATATTGCCCGTCTGCCCCTCGGCGGTAGCCAAGCAGAGAATCTGCGGCATCTGCACCATGCGACCGACAGGCTCGCCCTTCGCATACGGGTAGACCTCGCCAAGGAACTCGTAGGTCTCCCCCTCTTCCGCCCAATGATCGAACCTGCAAGGGGCCAAACCCTCGAACGCGCAAATGCCAGCGGCCTTACCGGACTTGTTCTTACCCTTCGCACGCGAATAAAACACACGATTGAACCGGCGTGTACCCCACTCGGTCAACGCATAGGCGTGCAGCATGAACACGTACTCGTCCATGTCGAACGTCTCAGGCAAGCCAACGCCGCCACCACGACCGACACGGAAGAAAGTCTCAATCCACCAGACCGCGAACATTCCCATCGAACGAGTCAAATCCTCGCCATGCAATTCGGGAATCCGCGTATGCATCAGGCACCACCGTCAACGACCCTTAAACCCAAAGCGGAAGCACGCTGCCTATTACGCTGCACATTCCGCGCACCCTCGGTATCACCCTCATACGCGGACGCCTTCATATCATCCGGCTGCGGAGCATCAAACTTCAACCGCACCCGAGCCTCGGGCGTAATGCCCAACGTGGCCTCACGCTGACGAATCTCAGACGCCAACATCCAACGACCCTTAGTCTTCGGACGCCAGAAATCATCCTTCAACAACGCCAAATCCTGAACCGCATACCAGTCAGCCTCAACACCCATACGCTGAGCCAACGGACTCACACGAAGCGACTCATACCACTGCTTGGTACGATCAAGCCACTCCTGCCCATCCGGGCGAATAGCAGGAAACTCCAAACCCATCGGACTATCAGGAGCCTTAAGAATCGGATTACGGGACTTCTGCGCCCCACGACCATTACCAGCCATAACCACTCCACAACCGCCCCGTTCCAGAGCATGACGCGCAGCGGAAGACGTTTCATCCCACGCAACGCTTGTGAACCAGAAGACGATTCTCCAAAGTCGCCGAATGCGACTTCTCCAACGGAACCATCCACACGAAAGCGGCATCATCAACACCGCCACAACCAACATCGACACGCTCATGGCATTTCGCACACAAGCCGCCACATTTGGCAACCACCTGAGAATCAGTGAACTGCTCAACCACAAGATCAGGCTCCAAAGCCTCTGCGGCAACAGGTTTCACGAACACCGTTGTCTCCGGTCGCAACGGCAGACCATCGCCCCCATCACGGTCACGCGCACGCTTATACGCCATACGGCATCTACCAGAACAAAACAATTTATCGGTACGACACGGGTTAAACCACACATGGCATTGCGGGCACATACGCTGACGCACAGGCTTAAAAGGAGAACCGGAATAATAATCGCGATTGTAATGGTGCCGACACAAGCCTTTCGCGCAAGCCGGATTACCACAGCCGACAACCATGCACATCGCATCGTTCACTTGAAAGCCGGATGAGAATACCAACGCTTCTCCTTCCGACTCCTACTCTTCGCACGGCGAACCTCAGCCGACTCACCCTCAGTCTTCCGCTGATGATGCCACCGACAAAGCACCCACAAGTTCTCAGGCCGATCATCATCATGGTCAGGATTACGAACCTTATGGTCAACCTCATTCCCATACCGGCCACACAAGCGAACATTCCCGTAATCATCCTTGACGGGCCACTGGCACCTATGCCCATCCCGTTCAAGAATCATCGCACGCACACGCGGCCAATCAGGATTAAACCGTTCATCACGATGGGAACTAGACCACACCACAGTGACCTCCAAAAACAGGGTTGGCCGGTGCTGAGCAGGAGAGCAAACCAAAAGGGAAACAACCCAGCAGGAAAAGTTCTCAGAACAGCCAACCCAAGTGCTTCAGGAGGGAGTCGAACCCTCACGTCATAAGACAACGCATTCTTAGTGCGCCGCGTCTACCATTCCGCCACCAAAGCAAAAGAAAACAGGCAATCCCCACGCCACATCACCAAAAACCATGGGGATTGTCTGTCATCTAACCCAAACCGCCATAAGGAAATCCAATGGCAAAAAATGGCTTTTTACCGCCAGCCACGGCGTGCGGATGCTGAGGGAGTCGAACCCCCGGACCGTTCCCAGTCGCCACCTTAGCGAGGTGGTGCAATAAGCCACTCTGCCAAGCATCCAAAAGCAAGAGCCGCCACAGCGACTCAGGAGACTGTTCCCGCAGACTAGGCGGGTCAGCTAAAACTAGAGCCGCCACAAGACGACTCCGAAGACCTCTCCCACAACATGTGGGTAGGCTGAGCACAGCATGTTGGACTCGAACCAACATCGACGGTTTTGGAGACCGCCATGCTACCGGTTGCACCAATGCCATATACCCGACTTAGTTAACGTCCAAGTCGGCAAGACGTTCGGCATGGTGGAATGGGCTTTACCACCAACGGCAAGGAACGTGTATGTATATGCATCCGTCTGGCCGTGCCTCCCCTTCGGTCATCAACCGCCTGATTAAGGCAGGGAGCCTCTTATCCCCCACAAGTTCCAGTAGAGATATTCGAGCAATACCATCGGTCTCACAGGCAGCTACCCCCATGAAACCTAGAGCAAACCTCGGGAATCGAACCCGACAACCAAAAGGCTGTGCCAGCAGGATTGCAAAGCCAGCACGCCTAGGCCGCACCAGCCAAAATCATCTGATGATGATTGTACTCAACAAAACGGGTGCGACAACGGTTGCACAACTAAAAACCACAGGCATACAACAGTGCAACAACGCTAAAACCGCACCATTTCAACGATTCCTAGACACTGTGACGGCTATTCAAAATTTACTTCCGGCAGCATTCGGAGTCAGCACTAGAGACCCAGCGGCCTTGCTTTTTGCGCCCGGGGGATACTCCCCCACGGGGGGGTGTTTGTTGCATGGTGCAACGTTGGTGCGTTTGTGCGATTGTGTTTTGGCGTGTCGTGTGGTATCGCGCGGGCACGTTCCTTTGTATGCGATCGTGGCCGTGCCCGGCGCGGCCACGTCGTGGCTGTGTCGTGCCCTGGACGTCGTGCCCGTCGTGGCCGTGGCGTCCCTGGGTGTGGCTGTGGCCGTCGCGCCCTGGGCGTCACACCCGCCGTGCCGTGGCTGTGACGTGGCGGCGTGGTTTTTTGTCGCCGTCGTGTGGTTGCGACACGCCGATGAACGCTAGTGTTTGCAATGGTTTTAACAGAGTCTAATTATCCCGATTTGCGCAATCAATTGGTTGCGTATAAGATGGGAGCCAACAAGCAAACAACAACGAAGAGAAAGGAAAGATACAGCAGCGGATACGCAGACCGGGACGGCAACCCGGAAACCCCGAAGAATCGGCGGCATGGACGTTTGACAACTGAAGAGTGGACGCGGCAGAGACGCGACGGATTGCGACTAGGCATGATGCACCCTCACATTATGCAAGGCTGAACCGTCGTCGAGTCGCTAACGTGGCTCGGTATCCGGCATGGAATTGCCCCGAGCTGTCTGAGTGGTCTACGATGGCTTCTAATCCAAGTTAGGAGTAGGGCCATGGGATTGAAAGAATTGAGACTGAAACGCGGCATGACGCAACAGCAGCTAGCCGAGAAAATCGGCGTGACGCGGCAACGCGTCGCAGCGTTCGAGACCGGCGCACGTAAAACGGGCGGCATGAGTCTCGATGTTGCAGTGCGAATTTGCGACGTCCTTAAGGTGCGTAATCCGCGTAAGTTGCTTGATTCTGATTCTGATTCTTCGGCGGATTGAGTAATCCGCCAGGGCTATCGGCGCTCTTTATGGGTGCGGTAGTCCACGAATGAGTAGAGCCGGATAGCTGCAACTATCCGGCTCAATTGCTCAGTAATCATTAACCAATCTGACTAGAGCCCTCTCATTTTAGCAAGGGGGCTGGAATGGAGTATCTGAAATGCGTGATGAAAATACTTTTGCAACGGCATATCGTTCCGACTTGCGGGATGAAATTGTTGAAACCCTCAAGGATTACGCGGACGGCATTACACCAACTAAGCAATGGTGCTGGGAGCAGTATGACGACGTTGAGCTTCCAGTTACCGGCAACGATAATGGTTCCTGGACGTGCAACGCCAGCAAGAGTTCCGAGAATATGCAGAACGCCATGTTCTCAGATGATTGGAGTGGGTTTATCGCTAGCGATTACGCGCACGACGCGCCCCTCGATAATCCTGAAGAACTTGAGGTTTTCTACCGTACTTGGCTGTTCTCTGAAGAGTTCGACAATGCGGTTTCCGAACTGCTTGCGGAATGAGGTGCGGCATGTTTGCTTATGACAATCTCGTGCAATGGTGCAAGGATATGCGTTCGGCGCAGATTGCGCGGCGTAATCGTGCGTGGAATTTCCGGCACGCTCATGGCATTGATCCGTGCGACGTTGCGTGGAATGCGGACGCTATTCGGTGGGTTGACGGCATGGTGTATGTGGTCAGCCGCAATGTCAAGCGCAACGGCGAGCTGGGCGAGCGTTATACCGTGGTCACGGCTGAACAGTGGCTTGACATGCATCGGGTTCCGGGTGATGAGTCGTGCGTGGCGCGGCTTGAATCCTATTGCGAGAGCGAGGCGTGAGATGAAGTTCGACAGCAGTATCTACAAAGAGACTACCTGGTTTAATGCGTCTGAGATTGTGGAACATGACACGTTCGACGGTATCGATTCCTACGAGCTGTTGCGTAATCTCGCCACGCTTGAGGCCGGGTACAGTCTTGACGGTGAGCTGGATGAAGAGGCCGATGAGAGGGTATGCGAGGAAGAGAGCAACATTATCACGGTTGGCCGTTTTCAGTTCGATTCTCTGCTTGCCGAGGGGCTGGCTGAGTGGTTCGAGTGCAAACGGTACGAGCTTACTGGGTACGTTCGTTCCTGTTGGCTGAGCCGTGGTGGTGATGATTGGTATTTCTACTTCGTTACCGGCTGTGGCTATGACGTTATCAGCAGTGATTTGCTTGGTTGCGCCGCTGATGGCGTGGCTAAAGGTACGTTCGTTGACTTCCTGAATGGTGTGGAACGTAAGTAGTCCACCTATATTCCAGGCTTTCGGGCGTGAGCCTATCGATCACGCCCATCAATCAATCAATCTTTTTGCACGAGTGGAGTGTGTGTTATGAGTGTCCATTTTTATGCCGGGTATTGGCGGTTTGGTGTCGGCGTTACCAATTTTGAGGGTGAGCCGTATTGCAGCCTGTTGTCTTTTGACTCGCGTAAGGAACGTGACGCTTGGGTTGCTGCGGATCATTTCGACAATAATTGGCATCGTAGCGCGGTGTCGCGTCGTGAAGCGTTGCCGCTTATGCGCGCTGAGCTTGCCGATTTTTTCGACGGTTATGACGGCTGGCGTGTTGATGGCGTGTTTTATGCGTCCATTGGCGACGCTTTCGCGGCGTTCTTCAAGGCTGAGGCCGCTGCGCGTAGGCGTGCGGGCGTCTGATTCATTCAGTCTGTTTGTTTAATTTCGGGGCGTGGCGATTGTGCCGCGCCCTTTGTTTTCATGTTTTTCTTTTTAAGGGGTTTGAAATGTCTAATAAGGTTAACGGTTTGTGGGCCGTCAATTCCGATGGTGTTTTCATGTTTTTCAATTCCGTTGACAGTCCGAGCGTATGGCGTTTCGGCATGTCGGGTGACGTCGAGTCGTGGCGGATGGTTCCGGGTGTCGTCAATGCTCAGGCGGTGCGTGGTGTTGCTGCCGTGTATCGTGCCGAGGGTGGCGTGTGGCTTGACCCTAACAGCTCGGATTATGCTCGGGCGGTGCGTGAGATTGGTGACGTGCCGTCAATCGTGGAACGTGGCGGATTGATTGCGTCCGCTGGTTGTGGTGATTATTCGGCTCACGGGTTGAGTCTTCCTGATGTTGACCGTGAGCATGGTTGGGTGTTGTCGTGGGAGCATGGCGGCATGGTTGTGTCGCGTGACGTGTCGTTTCTGACTCCAATGGAGCAGGATCATCCTGAGATGTGTGAGACTTATGATGATCTGCCTGTTGTCGAACCGGTGGCACCTGTCGCACAGTCGGTTGAGGTTGTCGAGCCTGAGCCGGTTACGGCTGAGATTCCCGAAGTTCCACCGCAGACTGAGCCTCATGAGGTGGTTGCCACGTCCAGCGCAGTCATGGTGCGCAAGGTGGTGATTCCTGGCGGTAAGTCGGTCAAGGAACTAGCCGACGTGTTCGGCGCTTACGTGCATAAGCCTCGTGGCTTCCGTGATAGCAAGGGCCGTCGTGTGGCGTATGTCGCGTTCGACGGTACGGGTGGTGTGATCGCGTATCGCGACTATTACACGCAAGGCGTTGATACGCGGCTGGAAGAGCAGATTGCCGACTATCTCGCAAGCCATAATCTGAAGCTTGCCGCATAAAAGAATTTGCCGCCACCGTTCGGAGCGGTGGCGGCACCTTAATTACCTCTCAACAAAAATAATCAGGCAGACCACAGTTTACATGGTCTGCCGGAAAGAAGCAAACCATGCTAACGAATAAGGTTCGTAACGTTTTTCTCATTGCGGTGATTGTCGCAGCAGTTTGTGCTGGCTGTCGTTTGGAATCCGTGGATCAGGCTCAGGCGTTGGGCAGCGCGTCGGCTGAGACTGTTGAGTCTTGGAATGCGTGGCGTCGTGATAATCCCGGTTCCGTCGCTTCCGCGTTCTCGTGGGCGGATATTCCGGCTTGTTTCGTCGAGGATGGTTCCGTCGCGGTTGATGGGGGTTCCGCCTATCAGCATGTGTGCAAGTGGGATGCGGCCGTGTCGGGTAATGGTGACGGCACGTCGTATGTGCTTGTTGACGGTGTGAGTGTGGTGCAGTGGCACGCCTGAACGCCTGAGCGAAAAAGTGTGCGGGGGTGCGGGTGAAGGCCGCTCCCCCACTGCAATCAATCAGTTTGTGTGAGCAATTGCAAAGGAGATTCTATCATGGAAGTTTCTGATAATGTTTCGTTGCCGTCCGAGATTGTCGGCTATGTCGGTCGGGTTGTCGGTCAATGGTGGGCGCGTTTCAATGATTGCGGCACGCCTGACATTGGTTCGGGCGGTTTGATTCCCGACATGCGGGATTATTTGATCGATGTGGTGCAGTTTGAGCCGATGTGCGGCGGCTTGGATGATGACACTATTCGTGAGTTCGCTGGATTGTTGGATTCGTCGTCTTTTGATCGCGTGCATGTTTTGGAGCGTGCCCGGCAGGATTTTCGCTACGTGTTTGACGAAACCGATTTGATTGCTTTCGGGTTGTGCGTGTGCGTGTTTGATGCGATGTTTCCGCAGCATGTCGTGGCGCGTTCGGTGAGCGAGGATGAAATGCTGCGTGAGGTTGCGTTTCCGAATGATAGGTGGTTGCGGACTGCCATGTCACGTTCGGAGGCGGATCGTATGTGTGCGTACCGCAGTGGGCTTGGGAATGTTCAGCTGGCTTACTCGCGCATGTTCGATGGGCTAGCGGGCATGTTCCGGCAGTGATCGGCGGTTACGCGCAGTTTTCAAACACCAAACGTCTCAAGAAACTACCGTTTTTTGCATTTTTCTACCATAATCGAGGTTTTCTCATGCTGTTTTATGAGTTTTGTAAGTTCGACCGGTCTACGAACAGGGAGGTCTACCGCTATCGTGGCGCGTTTTGGCTGCATTGGATGTGGCTTAAGGCTTTTGTCAGGCGTGACAAGTCGGCTCGGTTTGGTTATCGTGCGTGGCTTTACTGGCAGGTCGTGCACGAAGGTAGCTTGGTCACTAAGGACATGCTCACATGGCAGGACGAAATAATGTGATACAATGGCTTTGTCGTACCGGAATGGCGAGTGTCCGGTTGAAATAGCTTCGGCTCAATCCGAAGCGCGTGGATTGAAATTATGTGCAATATGCGTGAATCGAAAAATGCATATCAGGCATGTTTTGATGTCGCAAAACGCCTCGGCTTCGGTCGAGGCGTTTTGTTTTATCAACCGCATGGCGTGCCGGCCCATGGGCACGATTGGAGCGCCCATCATAGGCGAAGTTCGCGAATACGGTGATTGCCTTTGGAATGGCGAGGACTGATCCCCAGTTGCGAAGTCGTCGGTGACATGCCAACTTGAAATGTTACCTTTGGTAACATATACTGTAATTAGCAACAAACGGGAAGCATCAAGGCATCCCCACAATCACAAGGAGATTGAAATGATTACCATTCGTATCGAAAAAACCAAAGGCCACAAGTGGAACGAGACCGGCACGTTCGCACTGGAGTTCCCGCAGTCGGAACTCCGCCATCGCGTCTATGATTGCCAGCTCGACAAGGACGGCGAAACCGAAGACTCATGGCTTTGCATCCCGTCCGAACGGCTCCGTGCCAAGTATGAGCGGCTCATCGCTGACGAGGAGTCCACGCAATCCGATTACGACAAGCTGTACGAAGAGCTTTCGGCTTACTCCGACACGTTGAACAATGAGCAGCTCATGGACTGGTTCATCGACCTGAACGATCCGGAAACCATCAGCGGATGGACCGAGCGCATCGAAGCCCACAACGCCTACATCGACGTGATGGAGCCGAACAACGCGGTGCTCAGGAACCCGCTTGACGTGGATTCGACGTTCCATATCCGCATCTACGATTACTTCATCGATTTCCATGAGGATAGGGAGATGGTGGACGAATTGGAGTTCACCCCGTCCGATGTGGAGGCGGATGATTGGACAGAGGACATTAAACGGTGCCTTGGGGAAAACGGGTGGCGGCTTGACTCCAAGATCGGAACGGATTCGGATGATTCCGATTTGCTGGTGTTCGATTGCGTCAAGGCGTGACGTGTTCCGCTGAAAATCGTTGTTTTGTCGGTTCCAGCGTGTTTTTCATGCTGGAACCGACGTTTTCCGTGTTTTCATGATTGTCTGGAGGTTTGTATGACGTTTGGATCGAAGGCCGCTTTTCGTGCGGCACGGGAGCGATGCGGCATCAGTCAGAAGATGCTTGCCGACCGTTTCGGCAATGCCGTGCTGACGGTGAAACGGTGGGAGAAGCCCGGCGAGGCGGAACCGCCGGCCGACGTGCAGGCATGGTTGGAAAGTATGCTCACGCAGCACGTCGAAGCGGTCGAGGCCGCTTTGGATGCAGTGGACGGGATTGAGGAAGTCCAAGGCAATCCGCCCGACCATGTTGATTTGACGTACTACCGTTCTCAGGCGCATTACGACAAGTTTGGGCGTGACGAGGCTGTTTATAGTGTCGTCAACGCGCGTTCGAGGGAGATTGGTGCAATATTGCAGGCGGAAGGCTATACGGTCAGATACGTGTATCCCGAAGACGCCGACACTGTTTCAACGTTAAGGGGGTATGATGTCCAAGCGTAGCAAGCTTAGGCTTATCCCATCCCACTTGCCGTTGATCCGCGACAAACTCGCGGAATACGAGCGGGTCGCATTAAAGGAGGAGATGGCTGCGCACTCGCAATACGAGCGGAGCCTGGAAGCGGCTTGGAATTTCGCCGACAATCTCGCCGTCGCGCAGCTTTGGTGGATCAGCCGTGACATGACGATGCTGGCGGAAGATACCGTCCGGGCAGGTGATTTTCCGAAATTGGAAGCGCCGGCGCAAAGCGGACTTATCTTCTTCGACGGGGATGTCCAAACCGTCACATTCCCCGTGACCGACGATGCGACGGGAAGGAAGGTCGGAGACGCCCATGTGTCGGCGCTCTTCTGGCAATGCGACGGCAACGGTGATATCGAATTGATGGGATTCACGGATCATCCATGCGCCCTCGCGGAATGCGACGCGAAATCATTCTCACTGCCGGTCATCAGATTCGCCAACGGCATTTTCAATGAGCATGTCGGCGGTTTCCGATGGTTCGCCGATCTGCTGTATGCGGTATGGGCGTTGAGCGCGGAACCGCATATCTGCGAGGCAAAACCGGCGAAACCCAATATGGAGCATCCTCTGCCGCCGCGTTTCGACCCCGAAATACGCAAGGTCAAGATGCTGGTGCTGCGCGAGAATCTGCATCGTCCGGGCGGAAGCGCCGATGATGACGAGCGGGTGCGGCGTGAATACTCGCATCGTTTCATCGTGCGTGGTTTCTGGCGTGATCAGGCGTATGGGCCGAATCATTCGTTGAGGCGTAGGCAGTGGATTCCGCCATTCGTCAAGGGTCCGGCTGATAAGCCTTTGATCTGTAAGGAGACGGTGCGCATATGGAGACATTGACCGACATGATCGCCGGTTTTCTCGCTGGCCTGACGCCGGGTACAAGGGCGCAGTATCGGAGCGTCGTATCGCGATGGCTCCGCTGGTGTTCGGATAATGGCATCGACATGCTGCGGGCGAAGCGCACCCATATCGAGGTGTTCGCCGCCTATGACGACGGCATGCGGCCAGCAGCGAAAAACACGGTGTGCAAGAATCTGAGCGTCGTGTGCTGCCTCTACCGCTACCTCTGCGAGGAGGGGTATATCGACTGCAATCCGGGCGAGCATGTGCGCAGGCCGAAACTGTACGGTCATTCGGATGGCTCGTACCTCACCCACGATCAGGCTAGGCTTTTTCTGGCCGAAGCGCGTGGTATGGATGCGCGGACGGATGCCTTGTGCAGTCTGCTGCTGTTGACCGGTGCGAGGATCGGTGAGGCGCTTGGGTTGGATGTCGAGGATTGTCATCTGAATGACGGGCGTCCGTGGGTGCGGTTCGACCGCAAGGGCGACTGGTCTCAGCGTGTGGCCATTCCCTCCGAGGCGGCCGAAGCTCTCGCACGACTCATTGGCGGACGTAGGCGTGGTGCGGTGTTCCGTGAGGATTCCGGCGTGCGTCTGCGGCAGCAGACCGCCGTGGGCATCGTATCGTCCGTGGCATTGCGTGTTGGCGTGCCGGATATTTCGCCGCATTCATTGCGGAGGACGTTCTGCACGCTCTCCCGTGACGCTGGCGTGCCGGACAGGGATATCATGGCCGCAGGCGGGTGGAGCAGTCCGCAGATGCTTGACTATTACGACATGTCCCGTCGCGGGCTGAATGGCAGGGCTGGCGATGGATTGCAGAGGTTCTTGAATAGTGGATGATTTGAAATCCAAAGGAGCTGTTGACCGAGAAAAATAGTGGGGGTGGTTTGAATCCGCCCCCATTCATATGCCATTGTAGACCACTCAGACGGCGTTTAACGCAGCGTGTAGCCAATTGTCCACCAATTCGGCTTCGTTGACCGGCTCGAAACACCATGCGTCCAATCCGACGTTGATCTCATTATGATGCCTGCCGAACTCAAGCGGGTCATACGCGTGCGTATGTCCGTGCAGAAGCAGTGCGTCTTTCATGCGTGGTAGCGCGTATTTGGCTAGGTTTGGGTCATTCCAGTTGGTTGAGAATTGATATTTTGGTTTCGCTTCTTTGAAGTCCTCACGCCATTGGTAGTGGCTCAGCAATACTGGATATGTTCGGATTCCGTCTCCGCTTGTGATGTCGGTTAATCCGACTTGTCCGACTTCCCCGAACACGCTTGCCAACTTTTCCAGCGTGCGGCTGGAACTGTGTATTTCGTGGTTGCCGAGGATTAAGTGTCTGCGTTTGCGTGGAACCTGTAGATTCTGGATGCGCATTATCGCCTGATCTACGCTCCACGTGCTGCCGGAACTGATGTCTCCGAGGATGTAGAGTTCGTCTTCCTTGCCGACGTATGTGTTTATCGCTTGTACGATGTCGGCATCGTGCTTCCGCCAGTCAACGCAATCCTTGAGCTGCCTGCCGTCGTGTTCGGCCTGTTGTTTGATTGATTCGTCGCGAGCGTATCCGGGTAGCGCGTAACCGCGTAGCGCGGCCACGAATGGGTGTGCGAAATGCAGGTCGCTGGTGAACCATTTCATTGCGTCTCCTTTTTCGAGGTTGACCATTTTGCCGACGTCAGGAAAATGGTCTACCTGTCTGTGCCATGATGCGGGCTAAGCTGCTCTCCACGTGTTCGTCTTCTACCTGTAGTTCCGTGTCCTCGCGTACGGTCAGCGGAAAGAAAAGCTTTTCCAGTGGGCGGGTCGTGTAATCCACGTATTCGTCCCTGTCCTGCACGTCGGCGGCCACGATGTAGATTCTCATGATTGTTCCTGTCTGGGGTTGTCGAGTATCTGTTTGGCGAGCGTTCTTGTTGTCGGCTCATTTGCCGGTGCTGCCGAATCCGTTTTCGCCTCGTTCCGTGTCTTCCGGCAGTTGGCTTACCGGAATGATTTTCACGTGTGCGACGGGCGTGACGACAAGCTGCGCTATGCGCTGTCCCGCCGTGATTTCAACTGCTCTTTCACTGGTGTTGTGCAGGATCACGCATAGTTCGCCGCGATAGTTGCTGTCGATGATTCCTGGAGCGTTCAGCACGGTCAGGCCTTGTTTCAGCGCGAGGCCGCTTCGTGGGCATACGAGGCCCACGTGATTGCAAGGGATTGCCGCGTATACGCCCGTATGCACGAGCGTGTGTCCGTTGGCGGGGATGATGGTGTCCTCGCATGATTTCAGGTCGGCTCCGGCGTCGTGAGGATGCTGGTATGCGATGTTGTCGGTGTTGCCGGCAATTTGCATGATCTCGGTCAATTTTTTTGCCTTTCTTTCAGAGGATGCTGTTTGCCGTTGGCGTGAGGAATGTGAGCGTATGCAGGGTGCGTTCTGACGTATTGCGGAATATGTTTGTGGTGGTGGCGCTCCGGTCTTGCCGGTCTTGAATGTTGGACACGTTCTCGTATGTGATCGTGCGGCCGCAGTCTTCGATGATGATTCGTGCCATTAGTTCGCTTTCTGGTCGGTGGAGAGCAGTTGCCAAATGTTGTCGGTTGTCTGTCCGGCCTGTTGGAGCCGGAGCAGGAGCCGGTATACGTCCGCGATGCGGTATGTGGGGTGGCCGTGGATTCCACCCGCTGGTTTCAGTTGGCCGCGATGCACCCAGCTTTTGAACGTGTTCGCGTTGACGATCTGTCCGGTGGATTGTGCGAGTAGGTTGATAATCTGGCGCATGGTGCCCGTGTATTCCGATTCGAGTATTTTCTGGTTCATGAGGTTCCTGAGATAGTTGGTGTTCCACGTGTTTTTGCATCCGCGGCATTTGACTGTGGCTGCGGTTTCGTCGGCTGTCAGTGGCGTGTTGCAGTCGGTGTTGGGGCATGTGCCGAGGTTGACGGCGTGTCCTTGGTTGAGGATGCGTGAGCATTCCTTGACGAGGATGCGTATTTGTTCCGCGTAGACGGGTGTTGCCGTGGAGAGCAGGTAGTTGGTGTGTCCTGTTGTCGTGTCGAGGATTCGTTTGGCGAGGTCGGCCAGTGGCGTGACGTGCATCCATTGGATGCCTAAGCATGTGGCGAATGCTTGGAGTGTGGGTTGCACGCCGTCCAGTCCGTGTTCGTCACGCTCGTATAGGAGATCGTAGATGGTTTCGCGTAGTGGCGGGGTTGCGGAGTATCCGCTTCCGCCGTTGCCGTTCATGTCCCTGTTTTTGTTGATGCGGTTGAGTTTCCCGTTTTCCAATGATGGCAGGTGTGTTGCCAGCCATGTCAGGTTGTTGGTGAGGCGGGTTTCGCAGTTGGGGCAGAGTTGGCGTTCGGGGTTTCGCTCACGCCAGCATGAGCGGGTTTTGCATTCCGGCAATCGCTTTTGGCCTTTCGTTGGGTATGGTTCTCCTAGGCCAGTGCCTTATGGCGTGCGATTGAACCGGCTTGGATGATTCTACCATGCACCTTTGAACGCAACCTAGCTGAGTCGTTGGGCTAGTTCGTTGTCCAACAGGCCGATGATGGTGAACGCGCTGGAATGCGTGTCGGTCACGCTTTCGGAGTATGCCGTTGTTGTTTCCCCAAGGGGTGTGGTTTCCATGATTAGCACCCATGGCGTGTAGTCTCCGACGATGTCGCCGATTGCTTTTCTGAGGGCTGTTTTTTGCTGTTCGGTGAGTTCAGGTTCTTCCATTTCGTTCTTCCTTGTTGAGCTGGTTTGCCGTTTGCTGTGCTTCGACAATGTCTTGCACGTCGTCGCGTGATTCGATGCCGAGGCGTTTCAGCGTGTGTTCGCACGCCCATGTGTGCGTGTGTGGCGTTTTTTGTGGGATGCCGCTCATGCTGGCTCTGCGTTGGCACCAGCCTTTCCACAGGCGTGTCCACTCGTTTATGGTGCGGGTTTCGCCGTGGTGGTGTCGCATGAACGCTCCCCATGCGTCGGTGAGGTCGAGATTCGGGTATTGGCGGCTGATCTGTCGGTCGGCTTCCGGCCTGCCGGTTTCCAGGTATTCGTCTGCGCTGGTTTCTTTGGAGAAAGAAGAAGAATATTCTTCTTTCTCTTTCTTATCGGGTACGGGTACGGGAACGGGGCATGAGTTTGCCATCGGTTTGCCATCGGTTTGCCATGCGTTTGCCATAGGTTTGCCATGGCATTTGCCATAGGTTTTGCCATTTTTGCCATTTTCGTCAACGGTTTTCCGGCTCCAACGACGGTTCGCACCCCTCTTGCCCGCTTCGCTCCGCTTCCGGCGCAGAGCGTCCACCTCCTCCCCGTCCGGCTGATAGTCGCTCCAATCGTGGAACCAATAGCCATCCCGTTCATCGTCACGCTCCCACAATCCAACATCGCACAGTTCGCGCACGGAATCATCGGAGCCACGGAACATCGGCACCATGCGGGCGGGGATGAATCCGCCCGTCAATTGCTGCGCCGACCATGAGCCGGAACGGAGCCACAATGCGGTGGCCCCGTCCGACAGCATCGCGGTCTTCGGGTTCGAGAAGAACGCATCATCCACCTTGAACCACATCGCCCGTTAATCCTCTCCTCTTGTGATTCCGTTGTATGCCATCCAGATGGCCTCCTGCCGTGGCGTGCTGCATGGAAGGCCGTCGAAGTTGAGGTTCGCCCAACCGCTGCCGACGTGCGGCTTGGCCATGATGTCCAATGCTTCAGCGATCTCCACCAAGTCCGGTGGCGGGTCCAAGATCGGCTTGTCGTTCAATTCGAGTCCTTGAACGCGTTGTAGAATAGCGTGTCCGGCAAGCCTGTGTGCGGTTTTTCCAAACGGTATCCGCAGTACGGGCATGTCACGTTGTAGGCGCCGACCCGCTGCCCGCAGTGGGCGCATTCGACGTATCTAATGGTCATGATCGGGCCTCGTGCTTCCTGATGATTTTCTCCAGTCCTCTGATGCATGCCGCTGTGGCCGCTTTGGCGCCGGTCATGATGTCGCTGGCGAAGAGGCTCTGCTTGGAGGCGAGATTCATGCCGCTCGCCATTTCGTCGATGTAGCCGTTCAGTTCCTCGACCGGTACGCCAGTGACTGGGTATTCGCTCAGGCGCATGGTTTCCTTGTCGAGGATGATGGTGAGCGTGTCCGGCGTCTCCTCGATGGCGATGGCTTCGGCACGGTCGATGGCCACCTCCATCGCGTGCCGGTATGTCGATGATTCCCTGATGATCATTCCACGTCCTCGCCTTCCATGAATGGGTCATTGGCCTGCATTCGCTCGTATTGCCTTGCCGTCTTGCGCGCGATCCATTCTTCCAACTGCTCGTCGGTGATGCCGTACATTTCCTTGAGCAAGTACAGGCAGATGGTCACATCGGCCATTTCCTCCGCAAGATTGTCGATAGCGTCAGGCTTGCCGCGTAAACGCTTGCTGACGGCTTGGATGAGTTCGGAACATTCCTCCATGCAGACGATGCTTTGCGTCTCCTTGCCGTATTTTTCGATGCTTTCACGCCACACCGCATGCTGCTTATCGCCGTTCATCGGTTTGTCTCCTTCATGTTCGTATCCTCGCTTTGCTTGGTGGTTTCGGTTTCATGTTCATCGAATGAGACTGCTAGCCTCACGTGGCTATTCATGATTGCGATGGGAACAGGCTTGTCAGGCCGCGAAACGGATACGATGCCGGAACCATCCGTATAACTCACAGCAAGCCCGTAGATACCGTCACAGCGTTCTTTCCATCCGCTTTTCAGGTAGTATGTTTCGTTCGTATCGAGTTTCACGCGTAGACCCATGTCATGCGGGAGGAATTCCATACGTAGACCCATGTCATGCGGGAGGGGTTTTAACACACTACTCTTTTTCGTGTTCTCGCTTTGCTTTTCCTCGCTTTGCTTTTCGAGAACGTAGACGTTCGTGGCGCTGAATGCGCCAGCTGGAAAGTTCGTTGGCGACATGGTATCCACCCGTATAATCTTCCAACCATCATTTAGCAGCTTTTCGAGTAATACCATGTTCTTTAGTGTGTGGTTATCCCAGAACAGTGGGCATACATTGTATTTACTGCTCATTTCGTGTCCTTCCTCTTGTATTCGTTCACGACGTGTTTCCAGTTGATGCTTGCATTCATAGGGTCGCTGTACCAGTTTGTAGAGAGGTGCTTTCTGGGGCATTGGAGCCGGTATATGGTTGTTGTTTTCACGACTTTGAGGGTTTCGTAGTATTTCTCCGTCTGTCCTTCCGCGAGGACGGGTAGTCTGCCGCACATTGGACACCCGTATTCGCTGTATTCGCGTTTGAACCACATGACTATTCCTCCGTGTCCTCGATTGGCTTGCAGTCGTATGGGGTCGGGCTTATGTCGCTGATCTCGCAGGCGTATGATTGATTTCCGTCGCGCATGATGATGGTTCTTTCGGTTGTCACGTCTTTCCATATGCAAACGCAGAAGAAAATGAATATTGCAGCCGCGGCCACCACCATCAGTCCGATCAGCAGGTTGTCGGCAATGTCCGACCAATCCGGTTTCCATTTCATTTTTTCGCATCCTCGCTTTAATTCGACACTTCACTGGGCATGGTGCCGGAATAGCCGAGCAGGTGACGGCAGTAATTGATTACATGCTCGTAAGCCGTCGTCATTCCGTCGTAAAAGTCGTACTTCAGCACTTCTTCGTCTGGATTATCAGAAGCGTTATTAGCTGCATCCCACTCTTTTTCCAGAAAGTCGATGACCTCATGCAGTGTTTTGTCTTTTTCACTCACGTTCGTTACCATGGTGTTCCTCCTTGTCTTGTGGATTGGAAGTGAATATCGCCGCCACTATCGCAAACAGTGTCAGCATCGCCAATACCGCCATCACACCCAAGACGATGACGATGAAAACGCTTGAAATGTTCCAGCAGACTTCGGTGAGACTCATTTCGCGTCCTCGCTTGTGAGAACCGCTAGTATGGTGTCCTCGCATTCCAGTTTTGGCAGTGGTTGCGGTGTGCTCATATCCTCGTAGAACCTGTTCAAGGCGTACAAGGTTGTTTGTGTGTCTGGACTGTTGGAATCGTAAAATACGGTCGGCCAGACATGCTGCGAGTCTGGCACGTATCGCAAGTGCAAGGGGCAGAAGAATCTCGGCCCATTATCACCGGTGAACAGGCACAGCCATTTTCTATCACCTATAACTTCATGGATTGCGCCTTCCTTGGTTGGTTCCCAGGAGCCTAATCCCACGCAACAGCCCGGGTAGTCGCATGTCGCCAAGTAGGTTGTTCTTATGCTCATTTGATGCTTCTTTCGGCTTCGCGCATGATGTGCCGCATGTCGGCGTATTCGCGTGCCGCCCAACGTTCGATCATTTCCGGGGTGGCGTTTCGTGGCAGCGGGTTCAGGCATATGCCATCCTCCAAACGCTGCATGAGCCGGATTACCTTCCGGCGACGTTTCGGAGTGAGGGTGACGTGTCTTTCGACGGCCCTGACAACCACCAGCCGGTCGCATCGGTAGCAGCCGTCGAAATCCTCATCGGATTCGATGAGGTCGCCTATCGGACGCACTTGGTATACGTCGCCTTTGCCGTACATTGACGCGTAGAGTGCGGCGTAGTCACGGTATCTGGTGCAGTACACCTGTTCCGGGTGTCCGGTGCCTTCGATGGCCGACGCGCCTTTTTCGCGTCTGGCGCGGCAGATGGGGCAATCGTCGTAATTGTCTCTACTGTGCCCCGGTTCGATGGTGTCGCCGGGTTTCAGGTCTGGAACTCCACCGTGGTATAGCACGCTCATTTCATATCCCCTTGCAAGTCGGTCGGTTCGTGGTCTGTGTGGAATGCGTCGCTCATGCGCTCATCTCCTTGAGTATGTTCACGGCTTTCACGCCATTGGCTAGATGCTTCTCACCGGCATTCACGCTGACGATTACCGGCTGATATACGCCTTCGACCGTCAATGATTCGCAGATTCCTTCCGTCGCGCCTCGTAGTTCCTTGCGAAGTTTCGACGGCATGTATTCCAGATAGCCGTCGATGATCGTGCCCTCGTCGAGTTGGACTATCGCTCTATGCCCGGCGAGCGTGCTCATGAGCAGTGTCCGCCAGTCCGTCAATGATTCATGCACGTCGCTCATTGCCACATTCCTTTCTCGTTGGTGTCATAGTTGGTGCAGTCGAAGATTCCGGCGAGTTTTCTAGCGTCCCGTCTCGCCTGCCGTAACGCCTTCCTGCCGCTGCCGTTGTAGTCCGCGAACAGGTAGTTGCGTATGGCCGCATACCGCCATGTTTCGTCGTGACTGTTCCACGCCCATAACATCACCGCGTATCCAGCCGGCGTGCGGTCGGGCATTTTGTAGGAGTCTCGGATGCTCACGCAGTATTCCTCATGCTCGGTCATTGTCCTGTCTCCTTCTTTTGCTGTTTGGCGAAGTAGTCGCTTATCACGTCATCGACTTTCAGCACCTTGCCGACTGCGAGAAGCCAAAGATCCAATGCTCGGCTTGGATATGGCGTGTCGCCGGTGGTCAGATGATTTTTGGGGCACTTGTAATGCATGACCATCTTGTTCTTGTCCGTGACGCTGCGGCCTTCTATGCGGACTGGGCTTTTGCCGCAGTATGGGCATTTGACGTATCGGACTTCCCTATGCTTTCTGTTGAACATCCGTGGACTCCCCTGTCATATTCGGTTTCCTTGGATTGACTGGAACTAAAGGAAATGAGTCAGCATCGAACGTTCGTTTGACCACGCTCCAGTCCATCGTTTCCAGATCACCGTCAGCGAACGGTTCCGCACCACCGAGATTGTGGATATGCCATGCGTCACCGTCGAAGCTCAACAGGTCTTCACCGTCCCGAGTCATATACCAGCCCGGTTCCGTTGGCTCGATGGGCATGCCATCAGACGGATGCTCCAGATCGTACATGGCTTTCACCTGCTTGTAGATGTCATCCAGTTCCCTGCCGTCGAATTCCACAGTCAGACAAGTGCCAGCCTTGTCGGTAAACAGGTAAGGCATGGTTTTGAAATCAATGCTTATCAACATTTCCCTCTCCTTCCTTGAATGATGCTTCGAGCGTGTCGGCGAACACTTGCAATGCGTGCTCTACCTTCTTTTCGAAATCCTTCTGCACGTGGGCTGTGATGACGCCTTCCCCATGGTTTCCAATCGTTTCGCAGGTGTTCACGTAGATCGGTACGTCCACACGAGCTTCCGCAATATCAATCGGCGGTGCGAACGCCGTCACATGGAATGTGATGCAGCTGGTTCCCACTTGTACTTCTTCATTCATTACCGTCTCCTTGGTTCAGTGGTTGCTCCATGTATTTCTCCAGCATCCAGTCGGGCAGATTCTCCCTTCCGATGCGTTTGATGATCTGGTTCAATGCTTCAAACGATTTGATGCGTGACTGCCGGTAGAATTTCTGAGCTTCAACCATGTCGGCGAGCGCCCCTTGCCAGAACTTCATTTCCTCACTGTTGACGCTCATTTGCTTTTCCTTGGTTCAAAGGTCTTAATGATTCGCTGCGGAGTCTCATAGGCTGCGCGCACCTCGTACGGCCTGTGGTGGGAGTCGGCATGCTCCTGTGCCGTATCCGATGCCTCTTGGAGCGTCTTGTACACTCGGCCTGTATGCAGTCCCGTATCACCCTTCGGCCAGACGATGTAGCCGGTCAAGATGCTTGTGTCCAACATGCCCACGTCGTTCATTGGTATTTCTCCACAGTGTCGCAGCCGATGGTCGTGCCGTGGTCGGTGAGACAGACCCATGTCACGTCGCCGGTCTTGACCGTCTCCATGCCGTAATCGGGATGCGTGGCTAGATGCCAGTGCGCATAGATGCTTAATCCCATCAGGACCACCAGCGTGACAATCAGAATTGTCTTGACCTTGTCCAATCCGTCCATCACTCACCTTCCTTTTCGATTTCATTGATCTTTTCGGTGAGGGCTTCGAGCACGTCCACGCGGTCTCCCCACTTGAGGTTCCGCCAGAACTGTTCGAGATCAGCCCAGTTCTCGGCCTGTAGGATGCTAAGAAGCCTGATTGCCTGAGCTTCGAGAATGTCGGCGTTCCGTTTGCAGCACGCGGCGAAGAACGGCACATTATGCGTGATTGCGTCATTGATGAACCAGAGCGCCTTCTTGAGGTCTTCGACACCGTTCTTGTGCTGCCAGCGGAAGCAATACTGCACGGCTTGGCCCCAGTCGCTTGAGAGCAGTCGGCTGAGTTCGATGCACTCGAACGGGCCGTTCTCGTAATGCTTTGGATGATTGACGTTGTCACTCATTTTTTGGACTCCTTAATCGAGGATGAATATGATGATCGGGGCGACGCACAGGCAGACCGTCAACGTGACCGCGAACAGGACGCTGAACGGGTCGTGCCTCACTCGAACGTCTCCTTGTACGGGTTTTCGCTTGTATATTGCGGGAAATCGCATTCCTGGTCTTTCCATCCGGCCGCGTAGCCTTCCCTCCATGCCTTGCGACGTTCGTGTTCCAACCATTCCAAGCTGCACATTGTTACCTGTTCGTTGTGTTTCATGATTTCGTCCTTGTCGATGATGGTTTGCTGATGTCCCATTCCGCTCCCCTGGCGCACACCACGCGCAACCGTTCCGGCTTGTAGTGGTATGTTTTCGGATGCGCGTACTGGTCGTTCCAGAACGTGTTGAACTTTTTGGATGCCGCCGTGCTATATGTCTCCACCGGCGTGAGGATGTGGGCAGCGTATTCGCGTCCGAAACCGGTAGGCTCCACCAGTCCGTCATCATGCTTGACGAGCAGTCCGCGCGCGGCCAAGGCGTCGATTGTCCGATACTGTTTCGACCATTCGCAGTCCACGTCCGGCAATCGTCCGTCACGCACCAATGCCACCAGCAGGCCGGCTTGGATGCGGTTGAGTTTCACGTTCTGCCACATGTAGCATGATTGGCGTATTTCAACCATGTCAATCCTCCTTCGATTCGTCCGGTCCGAGCTGCTGCAAGTGGTTCATGAGCAGTGCGAACTGGCCGAGATCGGTCGTTCTCAAACCGTCGTACAACTGTTCGATTTGGATTACTTGCAGTTCGTGGTTTACATCGAGTTGGCTGAGTCGTGTCCATGTTTCCGGTGGAATCAGCACGAGGCTTCCGGGAACCCCCATTCCGGTGACGTGTTGGACGGCGACCCAGACGCGCATGTCGTTGTCTGCGGCGATAGTGCGGGCTTCGTCCAACATTTCCGACACCGGCTTGTCCGCGTTTTTGAACGTGGTGACGTTGACCGGTTCGCCCATCCAATGCAACCGCCTGTCGAAACCAAGGTTCCTGTCTCCCAAAGCCCAGTTCATGTAATCCCAGACTTGGATGTTGAAACCCATTTCATCGATATCGCGCATCGTTGCCCGCGTCATGCAATAGTCCTTTCATGCTTTCCGTGGCATGGCGTATGCCGTCGTGGATGGTTCCTTCCAATGGTTCAATGTGGATTCCCGTGTGTGGCTCGTATTCGATGCCGCCGTATGTCAATGGCATTCCCTGCCGTCGTTTCACCAGTCCGAACGCCCGTTTGCCCAATGCCATGCGGTCGGGTTCGAGCATGGCGCACAGGGTGAGTTTGATCTGCTGGTCGTCCGTGTAGGCGAGTCCGTTCAACGCATCCTTGACGAGTTTTTCCAGATTGTCCAAGTCGGGTTTGCCATGGCGGCTCTTGTAGAAGACGATTGTCATCATGACTTCGCCTTCCAACGGTTGCGCCTGTGGGTAGTGTCGTAGGAATTCGCTTGCTACCAGTTCTTCCTGCGTGCGCGTGCGTTCCGGTGTGACGGCGTGCCTGCCGAAGAATCTTGGACGGCCTTTCGCGACCGGTTCCCCGTAAACGTCGAAGTCGAACAATGTTCACTCCAAATCCCAGATATTGGCGTCGCCGATATCCGCGTAATAGTCTTCCGTTTCCGTTTCGCATTCGGGGCATGAGCGCCCGTAGTAAGGGCACTCATGCCGTTCGCACCATGCTGGCGGGTCGTATCCTGCCAATGGCACCATCAGAACGCTGGTTCCGGCCCGTTGTTGCCGAAGCTGCCGAAACTGTCCGGCGTACCAGCCGACGCAGCCCACGGGTCGGCTCCCTGCGGCTGCTGCTGCGGCTGGTATGGCTGCTGTTGTGCTGGCGGTTGGCTGAAACCACCATTGCCACCCTGCTGCTGCGGATAGCCCGCATTATTGCCCTGCACTCGCTGCACCTGCGCGGTAGCCATACGCAATGAAGGGCCGATCTCGTCAACCTGCAATTCCACGACCGTGCGCTGCGTGCCGTCCTTCGCCTCGTAGGAACGTTGCGTAAGCCTGCCCTGCGCTATCACACGCATGCCCTTTGCGAGGCTCTGTGCGCAATGAGTGGCGAGGTCACGCCAAGCGGAGCAGCGCATGAACAAAGCCTGACCGTCTTCGAACTGGTTCGTGCTGCGGTTCCAGGTGCGCGGGGTGGAGGCGATCGTGAAGCTGGCAACGGATGCGCCGCTGCCAGTGGTACGAATCTCCGGGTCGGCGGTAAGATTCCCTATAATCGTGATAATGGTTTCGCCTGCCATTTCAGTATTCCTCCTTGTTTTCCTTGAATGGGGCGATGTATGTCAACGGGAAGATCTGTTGTTTCTGTGCGAGAGAAACGACTTCGTTCCAAGTGAAGTGTCTAATCTTGCAACACCACTCCTCATCACTGAAATAGATTGCTTCCCACAAATTGGTGGCGTTGTGAACCCAAAGATTTCCTGACGTATCCCTGTAGATTCCGCCATTTTTCTCCGGTTCAGCCTCGTTGAGTTGGCGCTTGCAATCCTCGACGAGCTCCTGCGTGATACATAAACGACGCAACAATTTAACGGTTTCATCTGCCATTCCACTATCCTTTCTATTGGTTGTTGTTGAAACTGTTGATGAACATTTCCGCCTGGGCGCTGGTCATGCGCGCATAATCCACGGGCATTCCCAACCGTTTGCTTATTGCCATGCTTTCCTGCCCGGGATTGACCTTGCCTTCCGTGAGAAGCGTGTTCACGGTCTGCCGTTGCATGTCGGTCATGAGTCCGCCACGCTGGTATCCGGCCAGTTGGCCGTCATCGTCTGCGGTAGCCAATCCGAACGTGGTCAGCAGACTGTAGCGTCGCGCGTAGGTTTCCGCACTCCCCCACCGTTGCATGAACGGCTGGTCGCGTTTGCCGGACGATTCGCCAACGATGATCGGTACGGGACACTTGTAGTCGCTCCATGCGGTTTCGTCCGTGCTGCCGCGCTTGCGGTAGCGTGTGACCACGAACCCGTAACAGTTGGTGAATTGTGGCGTGTTGTTGTATTTGATGTCGTGTTCGATGTCGTATCCCAGTGTTTCGGTCACGTATGTGACCACGGAACCCAAGTCCGCGTAATCGTAGCCGTATGCCTTGCGGTTCTTCGCTATCACATTCGCCATTGTTCGTCGTCTCCTATCAGGTGGTTCATTTGCCAGTCGGTGAAGCGTATGGGTGTCGGCATCTTCGGATGTCCGAGCCTCAGCATGTCCGATAGTGGAATGTCGTTGTCGATGTAGAATTTCAGCCCGTTCAAAGCCTTGTCTATCTGCTGTTCTGCGACTTGTGTGATTTCGGGGTCGGTGTCTTTGAACTCCCACACCATCCAGTCGTATGGGGCCTCTTTCTCCTGTACGACGAAACGGAATCCCATTCGTCCCTGCCAGTCGGTTACGAGCCGATAGAGGCGCATGTAGAATGCCGCTTGAATGTGGTATCCGAACTTGTATGCGCTTCCGGTGAAGTCCGTGGCGTCATGTCCTGTGGTCTTGTAGTCGTACAGCCACATGGTGTTTTCCATGTCGGGCGTGTCCGGCAGCCAGTCGATTTTGCCTTTCAGGTGCAGGCCGGTTGTCGGGTCGGTGGCGAACAGGGCGATTTCCGGTTTTCCCTCGGCTAGTTTGCTCATGTCGGGCGCGTAGTCGGTCATTTCCATGAGACGCTGGTAGTCGGTTTTGGAAAGCGCTACGGTTTCCTCCGTCTCGCAATGTTTGGCTTGGAGCTTGCCTTCCTTGGTGCGCCAGTCCAATCGTTCCTCGACGGCGGGGCCGCTGCCCAATACGAGACTGTGTGCGGCCTTGCCGAATTGGAGGGCTGGTGAATCGTAGTCGTGGTGGAGTTTCTTCCAGGCGTATTCGCGTGGTGATGTAATGAAGTTTTTCAGGCTGGTCTGGTCGATTGCCGGATGTTTGAAGTATTCCTTGTCGGGCATGTCGATCATGCATGGGTATTTGATTTCAGTCATTGGTGTCCTTGAGTGGGATGCGTTTCATTCCTTCGTTACTTTCGCCTCCTGGATTTCAGCGTCGAAAAAATCGATGATGAGATTGCAGATGGCGGGTGCCGACGTTTTGAGCCGGGCTTTTTCCTCTTCGCTTTCGGCTTTGATGGTGAAAACGCCATCCTTGCTGTTGAAATTGAGTCTCATTTCGCCACGTCCTTCGAGTAGTTGGCTTTGATGTCCATGAGTTCGCCGTTCATGAGTTTTGTGGCGAATCCGTAGACGACTTTGTCATTGGCTTGGTATGCGGCGCGTTGCAGTGCGGAGATGGAGTCGTAGATGCCGACCAGCGCGTTCGCGATGATGGCGCGTGTGCACTGTTTTTCCGGTGTTGGCTCCGTTGGGGTGATGTCGCGCGGGGTGAGTTTCGTTGTAGGGATGGTGTCCGCTGTGATTTTCGGTGTGGTGGGCTGGCTCATTGGTTCCTCCTTGTTGGCGGTTGGTTTCGGTTCTGGTTTTGGTTTCCGTTGGCTGGCGAACGGGTTCTCAGCCGGTGGCAGTACGCCTTCCCTGCGGAGCGTGGCGAAATTGTTGCGTACCGTTTTCTCGGATTTGCCGACACGACAGCTGATGATCCGCGCGTATTCAGCCGGGTCGAATGCGACGCCCTCGTTTTGGAGTCTGACTGTTTCCTCACGGATTCTGTCCAGCGTGTCCGGTGATTGCTTCGCTTTCTCCATGTCCACTGGGTTGAATGGTTTGCCGGTCAGCACGTATTCCCGTTCGCGGATCGTGTCTTTGACGAGGTATCCGTCACGTACAAGGTTCGTAATGTGATGGTGGATGGTGGAGACGCTTTTTCCCAACGCTTTCGCTATGCTGCGTTCTGATGGATGGCCTGTTTTGGATTGTTCCAGCCATGTTTCGTAGACTTTCCGGTATGTGGGTTCGGGTTTGCGGTTGCGTGGCGTGGTTTCGCGTAGCCGCTGTATGCGGGCGTGGTTTTCGCGGATGAACTCGTCCACGTCGATTCCCTGTTCGGTCAATGTGGGTTTTTCGGCTTGTTTCCGGCCTGTTCGTCCACCACTGTTGGACTTGTGGCCGGTGATGGACTGCCGCCAGTTCGTTCGTGTGACGAGTTCACTCATTGGTTGGATGCTCCGGTCTTGCCAACTGGTGTTCCAGTTCCTTGTTTTTCCGCCATAGTTCACGGTTCGCCGCGTCGAGCACGTCCATGGCGTGCGCGATTTTCTCCAACAGTTCGTCCACTTGGCCGACGTCGTAGCCTCTGAACCGCGTGTCCAATATGGCTTGTCGGATCGTCCGCCCGTCCACGTTCACTCACCGCCCAAACCGTTGAGGAGATTGTCTACGAATCTCCGTTTGCGTTCTTCGCTGCTTTCGTGTGCGTCGGCGTTCTCAAGCGCGTTTGAGATTCCATACCTGATAGCGGTCGCGTGTTTTCTGATCTTGCCGGCGCGTTCCAATGTGAGGTTCACCGCTTCATCGACTATGCCATCGCCGTTGGCGTCAACGCTGGCGAGGTATGCGACGAGCTTGTTCACGTCGGCGAGTATGAGTTGTGCCGTTTCGCTTAGCTGGTGTGCCATTTCCAAGCGTGTGAGGCTCTTGTCAAGACGTTCACTGTTGTCTTCCATGGTGTTCTCCGATCTGTTGATGGTTTGCGTGGGTGGTGTGGGAGTCGAACCCACCGGTCGGTACCGTGCCTGTTATCCCAAGCCTCCGGCTGTCGTACGGGAAAGGGGCTTCAAAAAGCCCGTACGATGCCGGTGGACGGTTCCTGTCGTGCCGTTCCACCCGAAGTCCCATACGCCAATCGCACTAAGCGCATGGGAAGAATTGGTGTCATGCCTTGACTGGTTTGAGGTTCATCACTTCGCCCGCGTCGTTGAACACGATTTGGTGGAAGTGACATCCTGCGGGCTGTTCGTCCAAGAGTTCGTTGATCTCCCGGTCAGGCCATTCGTTGATGTTCATGTCACTCATTGCGCGTCCTTCTCGAAAAGCTCCTTGTTGTCCTCCACGAGTTGAATCCCCTCGCCTATCCAACGCATGACCGGAACTGCCATGCTGTTCCCCAACGCCTTGTATCGTGGCCCATCAGGCGCGTGCTCCCTGCCGCGCCATGGGATATCCGTCCACCCGTCCGGGAATCCCTGGAGCCGTTCGCATTCCAACGGGGTTAGTCTTCTGACGGTTAACCCATCCATGTGTGAATCCTCCGTATGTAGAAACTGGTCGTTGTGCGTGCTGAGCGTGGCGGAAAGCTCTTCCTGTCCCAGGAATCCCTTACCCCCCCCCGTTCCGCCGCCGCGTATCTTGAAGGTAAGGGCCATTAGTCTCTCCCATCGGCTGTCGGATAGATGAATGGGGCGTCTTTCCCTGCATGTGCCATCAGCGTCGGCGCAAGATTAAAGCACCGTGCCGCGTTCGCCTGACTGTCCGCACTGCACATCACTTCTCTCTCTCGATTTCAGCCACCGCATATCTGTCGGTGGAAGTCAATGTGAAAGCGCCGTTTTCGTCCGGGTCGGCAACACCAAGCTGATTCCCGCCGTTCATTGGTCCGCGACCGATGATGTTTCCTGCCACCTCGTAGACGGCTGGATTATGGTCAGTGCTCAATGTCGGACTCACATCGCCGATCGCCAGGCCGCGCGAGCGTTCCCCTTGATTCCATTTGGACGCTTTCACAAGTGGGACGTTGTTTCCACCGGTTCCCATGTGAGAGGTGAGATTGTTTGACAAGTCCGGATGTTCACTGACCTTGAACCTTCCATCCTGCTGGTGGAAGTCCAACATGACAGCCGACTGATCCTGCCCACTGTTCTCACCAGCCCGCAATGTCGGGGCGATTCCGTCAGGCGAGTACACTCTCTGCGACTGGTTCTCACCGGGGGTCAAGTTTCTAATGCCTGAATCTGCGTTTCCAACGCCGTCAGCAGTTCCACTGGTAAGGGTTTCCCTCTTCTCTCGGCTCGACTGATGATCCCAGCACAGGCTTTCGCGCTCAAAAAGAACCGGGGCGGCACATCGCCAGTCTCTAGTGTTGACGACAAGGAACACACGCTCGCGTCGTTGGGCCACACCGAAGAACTGAGCGTCCAGCACTCGCCATGCACCCCCCCCATCAGGCCAGAGTTCGGCCACGGCTTCAAGGAGCGACTGGAAAGCCCGTCCGTGTTCAGCCGACAGCACTCCGGGCACGTTCTCCCAGACGATCCATTCCGGATCAATTTCTGCGCAAGCTCGGAGATATTCGAGCATGAGCTGGCCGCGTGGATCGTCCAAAGCCTTCCGGAGTCCGGCGATGCTGAATGCCTGGCAGGGGCTTCCTCCCACAACGACATCTGCCGCATGGTGGTATTGTTTCCAGTCAACTTTGGTCATGTCTCCTAAATCGGGCACGTTTGGATAGTGTTGTCTGAGCACGGCTTTGGGGAATGGTTCGATTTCCGCGTATGCGATTGGTTTCCACCCGAGCTGGTGCCATGCGACGGTGGCGGCTTCGATTCCGCTGAACAGGCTGATGTAGCGTATCGTGCTCATGCTTCACCTCCGATGCGTGCGTTGATGTGGTTGAGGTTGTCGCTCATTGGTTTTCCTTTGCTTGTTGCAAGTTGTGTGCCCCACCATGACGAGTGGATGGGGCTGAGTGGCTGGCATTGGAGTCGAACCAGTGCCGTCCGTGGATTCCTAACGCCCCTTTGACTGTTGGAACAACGACCTGAACGTGTTCGCGATCGGTGGCGCGGCCGACTGTGATTGAAGCAGCCAGGCATAGTAAGAAAGGACCCGCAGGCACCGGAGTGCCTGCCTATATTTAGAAAGGAGAAGAGGATTGGAATCCGTGGACGTGCGAACCGTCGCCCAACCGAGTGCGCCGACAGTGTATGTGAAGCAAGATGTGGTCGGCGCGTGGATAATAATCGATATTCAGTTATATGTGTTCCCCGCCAGCCGACATGGTGAACGTGGATGTCCGCGAAAAACGTCCCTAATTTGGTTTTTTGTTGGACTGTCGGCTGGTGGGAAGTCTTTTATTCCATGTCCTCGTGGTCGAGGGTGTAATGGCGTACGTCGATGACGCCTAGGTAGAGGACGCTTGCGAGCATGAGCAGCGCGCAGATGACGGCCTGCCAGCTGTGTTGCGGTACCGACCAGCTGAACAGGAGCGTGCCTGTTATGCAGATGGTGGCGACGGCGGTGAGCGTGCCGTACTGTTCGTGCTGGTGTTTGACGTTGGGTTTCACTGGTTTTGGTAGTGGACGTGTGGTCATTGGATGCTTCCTTGGATGTTTGCGGGCGGGGGTGGTTGTTTTATCGGTTGCAGAGTGCGTCGTATCGGTCGAGAATCACTGATTTCTTGTAGGTGACTGTTTTTCCGCCTTGACGGTCGGCGCATGTTTTGTAGAGTTCGGTGAACTTGTCGATTCCGAGGTTGAGGAATTTTGCGGCTTCCTCCTTGTTGAGGATTTCTTCTTCCACGACGATTTGCCTGTCTGTCAAGATTCGTCTCCTATCGTGTTTGTCCCAGACGTTCCGAGAGTCTGTGTGAGAGGTCTTCCAACCGGCCTTCGCTGATGCGTGCGAGCGTGGTTGTTTCGGTTCCGTTGGTTTCCACGAGGGTTGCGCCTTTGTTTTCGTTGATGAGGAGCTTGTATCGTCCTGTGTTGTCGATTGGTTCCTCGTATGGTGGTTTTGGCGGGTTGAGTGTCGGGTTCATAATGTGTCCTTTGAGTCTGGTTAGTCGTCGGCGGGCGGGCAGTAGCGGCTGATGAAGTATGTTTGGCCTTTGCCGGGTACTTTCGCGGTGCGGTTGATGGTCACGTGGCCGTCCGAGTGGGTGACTGCCGTCTCTTTGATTCGGAACAGGCCGAGTTCCATGGCCTTCTGGGTTGGCACGTTGCGGTTCGAGCCGACCTTGCCGAGGTATCCGTCCTGTCGCAGGATCTCGAACAGTCGGTTCTGGCCGATGTCTAATCCGTTCTGGCGTAGCATCTTCGCCAGTTCTCCGATCAGGCAGGTGCCGTCGCTTGCGGCCACGGCGTCCGCGAACCGCGCTTTCGGCTCCAGTTCTCTGATCTGCGAGTCCTTGGCTTGAAGCTGCTGGTTCTTGCGTTCGATGGTCTTCTGCGCGACGAGTACCGCGCGGGCCATGATGTCCTCGTCGCTATCGGCATCGCCAGCTGGAATGTAGCCGCCAGTGCGTCGAATCGATGGAAGTACCTCATGAGTCACCCAACGCTGGAAGCGCTTGACGAACGCCTGCGCTTCCGGGTCTTTCACGTAGGCGATTTCACGGCTGAGGATTGAACGGTAAAGACCTGACTCGGTGAGAACTGTCATATTCTGCGTTCCACTGGGGGTACTCACTTCGTGTATACCCCTCTCGTCGTCATCGAGATTGCGGGCGAGGTTCGCAGCGTCACGGTATCCGAGAATCTTGGCGATGTCGGATGCGACGAACATCACCGCGTCGCCATCGGCCAGTGCCCTGACCTTGTTGCCCTCGAACTCGAAAGGCTGGATTTCGTTGTTCATTTGGGGTCTCCTTGGATTTTTGATTGCTCCGCATATGCTTGTGATGTTCAATCCGAGCATGAAAGGAGGTGAAATATTGAAAGACGCCGGGCAGGAGATAAGCCAAGCGATTTCCGACATCAACTCGGCTCTCGGCAGTTCCAACCAAAGCTTCTACATGAACTATTTGAAGAGGTCTGTGAAGCATCTGGCTGAAGCCGTCGCGATTCTCAACGAGAATCAGCGTGAACTGAACGATCGAATCAGCTGAATCGCAAGCGCCGTTCCCATCGCTATGGCGGCGGCGCTTTTCCAGCGTCTTCCAAGCTCGCACAATCGGTTGTCCCATGAGACCAGCATGTTTGCGATGATGTCCAGATGCGAGTCGATGCTTTCATGTGAGCCGATGTCGAATGGGCTGCTGTATTGCGATGCCATGCATTGCTCCTTAATTCCTTGGCGTGTGTGGTGTGGTTAGGCGGTTTGTTTGATTTGGGCGATTTCTCCGGGTTGGAAGCCGAATGCTTTGTAGAGTCCTATGAGCATGAGTGGTGTGCATTCGTTTGTTTTTTTGGCTCTGGCTAGGACGCTTTCGCTGACTCCTATTGCTCCGGCGAAGGCTTCGTCTGTTTTGAGTCCGCTCATTTGTTTGGTTCGGTCTAGGAAGCCGTCTCGGAACTGCATTTTGTATTCAGCCATCAGTGACTCCTTTCGCAATCTGCAATATTTCTTTTGCTTTCTGCAATTCATATAATCGCATATTGCGAAAAAAGTCAAGCGAGAAGCGACACTCGGCGTGTTGCAAGTTTAGAAGAAGTATTGCATAATGCAAAACATGAGTATTGCAACATGGTATAAAAAGACGGTCGGGCCAGATACGGTTAACACCGTGGCCGACAACACCGGAATAGTCCCTTCATCCCTTTATCGGCAGCTCCCAGAGAAACTCTCTCCGGAAAATGTCGTGAAAATCGCCCGCGCATACGGAGTTTCAGCTATAAACGGTCTAGTCGCGCTTGGGCTGCTGGATGACAGCGATATATCACAACTACAAATATCAGATGCACTAATAAACGCTTCGAATGACGAGTTGCTTCAGGAACTCGCACGCCGTCTCAAGGAAAACGCGGACGCCGACTGGGTGAACAGTCCGATCATCTACCGTGACGAATTCGACATGGCCGCGAACGACGATCCGAACGCGAGACTCGAAGCCGAAACACCTGAAGACTGACGATAGCAATGAATATGGCGGCGGCATTCACTTATGATGCCGCCGCCTAATAATACGAAGGGAACAATGTCACGAATCACCATCGACGTTTTGGAACGTCAGGCCGAAGCCATGGGGTTGAAGGTTTTGGAATCCGATATTCCAGGCACTACCTGCGGATTGTATTGCGACCGGTTGAACACGATATGGCTTGCCGACTGGTTGAACGACCGGCAGAGGCTCTGCACCTTATGCCACGAGCTTGTGCATGCGAAGTATCGTGATCTTGGCTGCGGCACGCGGTTCGGCGTGAAGTGCGAGCGTAGGGCGCGGCGCGAGACGGCGTTGACGTTGATAAGCCACGTCGAGTTCGCCATGGCCGAAGAGGTGTACGGGGAAAATGCGTGGATGATGGCAGCGGAGCTGGACGTGACCATGCAGGTTCTCACGGACTACCGGCAGATTCTTTCCGAACGCACCCGCATCATACGCTCGTGCGGTAGATTGTAGGTATCGTACCTTGGAGCAAAGGAGAACTAAAATGAGCGAACCAACACCGCAACAGCCACAGTATGTGCCACAGGGCGCACAGCAAGCACATCCGCAACAGACGCAGCCGGTGCAACCTCAATATCAGACCGCACCACAACAATCGCCCGTACGACAGCAGCCCGTAAATCGTATGAAGCGTGTAAGCATTCCCGTTGCCGGATTGGTGGTCATGGCGGTATTCGATGTGCTTGGCGTTTTGTTCCTGTTGGGATTGTTGGCGAACGTGTTGGGGTCGGCATCTACGGCTCCGAGCGTGGACTTCGCTCAGGTGGCCGACAAGTGCGGGAACCGGGCGGCCATGATGTCAGGTGATGACGATTCCCTATCCGCGGATATCACATACTACGATGGCATCAACGGCACAGAGGCCAACGAAGCGTATGATTGCCTCGTCACTGAGATTGATATTCCCAGCTCGATTGTCCACAAGATAGACAACACCCGAACGTTGGATGGCACGCAGTCGGACACGTGGGACAAGACCAAGATCACATGGTCGTATTCCTCGAGTGTAGATTCGTACTTGGATGGTGGAACGCTTAGCATGACGTTTGAGCGCGTGGAGTGAACTTGGCGTGTTCTCTGCTAGCCCACTGGTTTGTGCCGGTGGGTTTTTCTTATACCCCTTACTGTTTGCTTGGTATAGCAAAATCATGGCAAAATCATGGCAAACTAACAATGTAAGAAGAATGTATAATCCTGTACATACTTATATACATGTAACTGTGGCTACATCGACAAACTACCAGTATCTACTACCCGA